GTGTCTACTCGCCGCAAAGCCTTGTAGCTCAGGCAATTGCGCCGTGTCTACCTGCTTACTTCGGGAATTATTTCGGGACTCTCCGTCACGGCTTTGCATCCGCATCAATGCTAAAGAGCGGAAGCTCATCGTCGTTTCGCTGCTGAACGCCCTTGAACGAAGGGTGCCTCAGCTTACCATCTTGCGTCCAGGCGCGATACTCGACGGTGGCCACAAGCAGCGGCTCGGCGAAGATTGCGCCCTTGCGCTTCAGGGCCACGGGCGGCCGCTTCGCCGGGATCGCGTCGAGCAGTTCACGAAGATGTGAAGATTCCTTATTGCTCCACCCGGTACCGCATCCGCCTACGTAGACGAGGCCTTCACCCTTCTTGGCAGCCAGGAGCAGCCGGCCGATAGCGCCGGGGATCGTCGACGGCTCATATCCGATGATCACGAAGGTGTCGCGGCGCGCGCATTTGATCTTCAGCCATTCCGGACGGCGGCCCGATCGATACGGCGCGTCCCGCCGCTTCGCGATGATGCCTTCGAGCCCCATCTCGCAAGCGATCTTGAAGAACTCGGCGCCGTCGGCATGCACCTCCTCCGAGAAGCGGATCGCGCCAGTCCTGCCGGCGGCGATCGGTTCGAGCAGCCGCCGGCGCTCGGACAGCGGATGCATTCGAAGGTCTTGGCCATCGAGATAGAGTAGATCGAAGGCATAAAAGATGATCTCCCCGGCATCGTGCAGGCTCGGACGCCTGCCGACGGCGCGCTGCAGCAGCCCGAAATCCGATCGGCCCTGCTCGTCGAGTACGACGGCCTCGCCATCCAGGATCATGGAGGCGTGCCCGAGCTCGCGCGCCTCGGCGACGATCAAGCCGAACTTCTTGGTCCAGTCGTAGCCGCCGCGGGTGATCGCCCTCACCTCGCCTGGCTCGACATGAACGGCAAGCCGATACCCGTCCCACTTCACCTCAAAGCCCCACTCCGGGCCTTTCGGCGGCTTGTCGACGAGGGTAGCAACGCAAGGATCGACGCGGCGGGGCATCGGCTCGGACAATGTCGCGGGAACAGATTTCCCTCTGAGCGCTTTAGCCATGACGCATTAACGCATGAAAAGCGAAAACGTCTAAAATGGAGCACCGGAGGAAAATAATGCGGAAGTCATCGATTTTTGCGTCGCCGAAGCGAGAAGGCTCGTACCCCGATCGGGATTTGGATTGCCAGTTAGCGCTCGAGGAAATCTTCCAGGCTGTGGTCGAGGAAGCTGAGGACGCCGGCTGGTCTGAGCGAGACATCTCCGACGCCCTAATCGAACTCGCGCACAACCACTGGCTCGCGCTCGATGCCAAAGATACGATGTTCGAAGATGCCGTTGGCTTGATCCTTCGAAAGCCGAAGGCACCCCTGCTCAATTGAGCTATTCGCTCTGCATCCGTCGCAGGCACCAATCCCAATAGGTCTCGACCATCTCGGTGGCCTCTCGCGCAGTATCGCAATAGCCCTGGTTCGGCGTGGGTGGCGATCCTTTGAAGGTCCGGGGGACAGACCCGGCCCATTGCCAACGGCCAGCCGTCGGGCCACCGGTCTCTTTCCTGATGCGGCCGATGTAGCCGATGCCATCAAACCCGAGCCAATCGAAATCGGTCGGCGGGTCGTTGGCGTCCAGTTCGGTTCGGCGCCACTGGTAGCGGGGCTGGTAGGGCTCCGTCATGGCTTTCGCGCCTCAGGTCTTTGCTGGGTCTCTGCCCAATGCCTCACAGATTTTCTGCCATGATTTCGAGCCCATCCCCATCATCCGCAACGCGTCCGTCGTGGAAACGTGCTGCATATCTTCGGCGGTATCGTACCCCCGCCGCCTGAGTTCAGCGAGGAGCTTTGGGTTTCTTAGCCTCAAGTCTGAAAGCTTCGTGGTCATGCCCGCATCAGATCAGGCTTTCGCCCGACGCGCAATTTGTAGGATTCTCTAAAAGGCTCGGAATTAGTCGCCGCACGTGATAGTCTTAGAACGCGCCCGAGTGATCCTTTCGCCTGCTCGGGCTTCTTGGCACAGCACACTCTTCGGCCCCGTTGGTTGCACTTTGGGGCCATTTTTTTTGCGAAGGCAGGAACTCAATGACGCCGTCGGCGTTTCTCGCCTGTGGCAGCCCTGAGTCCCCCGATCAGGATGACGCCTTCACGATCCGCCCGGATCTGAAACTCATGAAAGTGCCCCATGGCCTCGCTCTCCCCGGCGAGGCCATACTTTTTGGCGGGGACCGCTTTGCTCCTCTGAGGAAGCGCCTTTCCCACCCACCCACAATCTGGCATTGTGCGTGGCCGAGCGGGGGAAGCTCATGTCCTACGATTGGGAACGTGCCAGGCGTCGACGGTACAGGCACGCGCGGCTCGGGCTTTGATTGCCTTAGCAGCATGACTGGTCGCTCTGGCTTCAGCGCAATAGCCTAGCGGATCTCCCGAATCCGCCCACCCTTCCTGCTCGATCAAAGGAGGATTGATATGGCCCAAAGCAAGCGGCGAAAGATGAAGCCGAGCGAAATACCGGATTTCGTAGCTGAGATTATCAAGACCGGATGCGATATCACCGCCATAGGGCATGACAAGTACGTACTTGGTGACATCGAGGAGCAGGATGCAGCGATTGATGAGCTTGACCGGATCGGAGAGAAATACGGCGACCGCGATCACCTGAAGCTGCAGATCGTCGCCTATCTCTGGTCAATCGACCGATACATAGAGCTTGAGCCGGAGGTTACACGGCATTAGCCGGCGCGATATCTCGCCGCTGATCGTAAGGGAGCTACCGCCGCAGTTGTCCTTCCCTCTGTCCTGCCTCGATTCGCTGTAGGATCTCGCGCATTACGCGCGTATCGACGGATAGGCTGTTCAACGTGTTCTCTACGGCGCGCATAGAGGTGGCGGCCTCGGCGGCCTGCTTCTCGACGCCGGTGATGCGGAGCTCGTGGTTGTCGAGCAACCGCATGGACGCCTCGAGCGTGGTGACGCGTTTGTCGATCTGATCGAGCGTCCGGGCATGGGCGCCCTGGTTGGAACTCAGGCGCTCCCATGTGGCGCCCCACGCAACGAGCCCGCCGGCAAAACCGAGCAGGATCACGACTGTGTTTAGGTTCCACTCCCATTTCCACGCTGGTGCTCTGACGGTTGTCATCTCATCACCCTGTTGCTGCCCCATTATGCCCCTCGTATGCAGATTTGCTGATCACTGTGCGGCGTCGTGAGCGCTGCACTCTTCTTTCGTCCAGACGCGGGCGCCGCATAGGCCCGCGACTGTGTCGTCGATCTTGTCCTGGTCGGCCGGTGTCGCGCCGCGCGCGCCGATCAGTGATGTGTTGACGACCGACCTAGCCGTCAGATTGAGTTGCTCTTTCGACGCATTGACCCGAGCCGTTGAGGTACACCCAGCCGCGCTCAAGGCAGAGGCGACGGTTAACGCGAGCGCGATCCGCTGCATTGGTCAGTTCTCCGATTGCTTTCGTGGTGGCGGCCTGGGCTTCGTCGCGCTCGGCCGCTCTGCCCTTCTCTTCCGCCCGAGGCAGCAGCCAGACAGCATTGACCGCCTGCATGGCGAGGAAGACGACAAGGCCGCCGGCAGCTGCGCCAGCGGCCAGAGAGATCCGTTTGAACATCACGCCAACCTCTCGACCTGTTTCGCCACGGCCTTCCGATCGGCGTTCTTGCGCCAGTAGAGGAAGCTGGCGATGCCCCCGAGGGCAATGAGAAGGATCAGCAGGTTCTGCCATGGTATGCCGCCGATCGCGGTTAGGATCGACGCGCCGCCACCGCTGACAGCCGGGACGATGACCTCTTTCGACTTCCACCACGGCGCATCGAGGCTCGGCGGCGTCACAGGAACGGGAACCGGTACCGGCTTCTCCTCGGTGACCGGCGCCGCCTTGACCTCAGGCCTGGCAGCCTCGCCCGGTGTGAGTGCGACAAGAGCCTTGTGCATCGCCGATCGCGTCTTCGGGCCGACGTCGCCGTCGACGTCGAGGCGCTGATCGGCTTGGAACTGCCGGACGTTATCGGCTCGGTAGCCGAGGAGCACGAGCGAGACCCGCGCCAGACGATCGAACCGATCAGCTAGGCCGTTCTTGCCGCCGTTGATCTTCTTCGTGATCGTCTCGGCGTCGCCCTCGTCGGCCCACCGGTTGAGCCCGCGCGTGTCCCAGTAGAACAAGGGCACCAGACCTTCCCAAGGGTCGGTGTTGACCGCATCCGGGTCCTTGACGAAGTCCGGGCATGCCAAGCCAGCGGCACGGCACCAATCGCGGAACTGGCGGTAGTTGTCCTTGCCGGTCAGCTGCATGCCGGTGCGGCCGCGGTATAGGTAGCCGTCCCCGTCCTTCTCCGGCGTGTTGCCGAGATCGGGGCGGGTGTCGTAGCGCTGCTGGGCCGGCGTCGGGCCCCAGATCTCGCGATCGTATTTGAAGTCGCCGCTTTCGTGCATCAGTTGCGCGAAGTACTGGGCGAGCCGATGTGGCCGATCCATGCCGAACTTGCTGCCGTAGTTGTCCAGTGCCACGAGCACGGACGCGAGGTTGCTCTCGTTCACTTTGCCCTTCGAGGCATCGCGAACCTGCTGAGCGGTGATGGCGCTCATCGGTTACTCCTGTTTGTTGGATGCGAGATGGCGGAATCGCGATAGCCAGCGGGCTGACGCAATGTTAAATGCCGGCAAAATCGTGAGAGAGTACTATGAGCGTACAGCCGAAGCGCACCCGGGACCTGGTACTCATCGTTGTCGTGACAAGCTGCGCTCTGCTAGCGATTGCGGGCGCCTTGCTGTTCTTCGTTATCTGAAGCCTCGATGATACGCGACATCTTCACCGGCTGGAGCCATTCCAGCGGTAGGCGGTATTTCATAGCGATGTCCCTTGTTGGCAAAAGAAAGCCCCGCTCGATGGCGGGGCCTTTTGACTTAGGCGGCGGTTTTGTGCGTCTCGCGCCACAGTTCCATCAGACGATCAACGCTGATCCCGGTGAGGACCGACGCCTCCTTAAACGAGGAGCCGGAAGACAACATGGCGAGAGCGGTTTTCTCTTTGTCGGTCATGTATCGCTCCAATATCGATTGCACGCATAAGAATAACTCTGCTGGCTTCAGCGAGGTTCCTTATGTGCGATATCGCTAATATTAATTAGGAGCGACCGGAAAGCCAATCGAGTATTATGCGGAACGGTGAAAATCTCGGCGGCTCGATGCCGATTGCCTCATACCCAAACTTCGTCAGGTAGAAGTGTTTTACTCCGCCGGTCTCGCGACAGCGAATGTAGCCCATGTTCAACGCCGTCATGATTGTCGACGTCATTTCTTTGCGCCAGCCGATCTTTGGCGGGTAAGAAACCCCGCTCAATAAGCTGGGCGGCATTCAACCTAGACGCTTGCGATGAACGTTATGAGCGGTTACGTTGAGACGGGGTGCCTAGTCGCGCAGAAGATTGGGCGGGAGAAATCGGCAAAGCGGATATCGGGATGAGCCTGTCTAAAGACCTGCTGAACGCCAATCAGATTTTCATTGGCTACAATCTGAGCGCCACAGATCGGCTTAAGAAATACATGGAGCCCTCCCTCGAATTGGAGAAAGGCTTTCACAAAGACTGCTTCGGCATCAAGACCCGCTACAAGTTCTTCAATGACATCGGTGGTGAGTCCGTTTGGGGTGATCTCCCGTTCCCAGACAACAAACTTTACGGTGAAATGATCGAAATTCTGGCTACGTGCTTTGCGGTGGAGGCTGGCAGTGATGATATGGTTGTTTACGAGCTTGGAGCCGGTTTCGCTCCATGGCTCGTATGCTCAGCAAATTTCGCCCTGAAGCGTTGCGTCCGCTCCCTCAAGCTGGTTGCGGTCGAGGCAGACCCCGACAGGCTCCCTCTTATTGATACCCATTTCACTGACAACGGACTTCCGCAGAGCAATCAGAGCCACCCAGTGGTGAAGACAGAAATAGTCCACGCCGCCGTGTCCGATGTTCATGGCGAACTACAGTTTTCGGCACAGAGCATCCTCGATTGGGGCGGCGGTGTTACAGCAGCCGAGACTGCTACCGATTATCGCGGCATGCAAAGCCATCAGGTATCCGTACCGGCACTGCCTATCGAAACGCTAATTGCCCATGAAACGATGGTCGACCTCATGCACATGGACATCCAAGGGTACGAGTTCAAAAGCATCGCGGCTTCGCTTGAAACAGTGAACTCCAAGGTCAAGAGCATTGTGATCGGCACTCACAGCCGGGTGATCGAGGGCCAGCTAATTGACCTTCTCAGGAACAACGGCTGGGTTCTAGTATTTGAGAAGCCATGCAAATTCCACGCTTCCAGCCGCCTTCCTGACGTGACGGGTGCCACCTATTTCGATGGCACCCAATTCTGGATCAATGAACGTCTTTGGCCTTCTGATTATGATTGGGCTGATGGAGTCGGAGCTTAGAAGCTGGGAGAAAACCCAGCGCCTGGAAGCTTTGAATTCCATGGCATTCTTAGCCTCGCGATACCCGCTTTGCCTTGCCCTTGACATCGATCGTGGCGGTTCCCTGGAGGAGCGCTCCAGATGCTCCCAGCCTATAACGAAAAGCCACGACATTGCCGGTCGCCAGAGCCTGAAAGCTGATTGCTGTGCCGACAGTCGGAGAAACGATAGTAGTGATCGTTATTGTGCCGGATTCGTTGGTCAACAGAAGGTCTCGGTAAAGAGTAAACGCACCGACACCCTGCACAACCCCTTCAAGCAACAGCGAAACCTTGCAAGAGCGGGATACTGGCACCTCGACTTCAAAGGCAGTGTTGAAAACACTATTTGAAATAGTCGAGATCGAGTAAGTGTCGCGCCGATCGAGATACCCGGTTTCGCTGAAATCGGTCCGGTTATCGCGAATATGTTCGGCCCCCTGGAAGGCGCTCAAACCGACGACGATATTGTTTGCGCCATTGTCGATCCTAACCGGTTCATCAATAAAGGGGCCGAACGCGTTTCCGCCGACAAACGATGTCGAGATCCCGTTGCCGAACCACAGGCTAACCGGGTGGCCCGCAAATTCGTTCCCGACGACCGTGATCAGTCCAAATGACGCTGTTGCTGATCCTGAGGTCCGCTCGAACTTCATCCCGGCAACCGACTGATTTTCTATCGAGGAGCCGACGATCTGCAGATCCTGTGTCGTACCGGTTCCCGGCGCGCCTGGGACATCCGGGATCGATAGGTGGAGGCCTATTTGACTGCCAAGGATTTTCATGGCGACGATTTTTCCGCCGCCTGAGTTTCGATAGTAGACTCCAGCCTTCGCCCCTGAAGCCAGATTTGCAGAAGCGACCGTCTGCGAAGTATTGACGGTGTATGTGCCGGTGCCACCCGACCCCGATCCCAGGGCTGCGATCTTGGTACCGTCGACGACTCCAGGCCCACTGACGTACTGACCGACCTCTAGCACCCCGGACCCTGGAAGGATCGCCGTCACGGTCATGGTGGTGCCACTGATCGAAGCGGTAAACTTCGCGGAGCTGGAGGAAAGAGTCACCCCAGACATCGTCCAGTCACCAGAGTCCGGGTGGACGATGTTTTCTACGGTGATGTGATAGTCCTTCGCCCCCGATGACATAATGTTTTCGAGCTTGGTAGTAACGTTCGATTTCATCGCGATGCTTGTGGAGAAATTGCGAAGGATGACGTCCCTGATCACAGGAGCGTATCCCTGCTCTCCATTTCCGACCTGAATGCCGATGCTCGATACTGCTGCACCAACCTGCTCAAGATTCATGCTCCGGAGGCCGGAACCTGACCCAATAACCGTAACGCATGTGCCGTTCGTCGGCGCATATAGAAAGCCGGCCCCCCCAGCCACATCGTAGCCGTCCCAAATTTGAGCGTTCGGAATGGTCAAGGCAGTGCTGATCGTCGCGGCTTCTTTAAGGTGGAAGGAAAGGCGCCCGTACGAACCGTTAACGGTCGATTTCGCAATGGCAGCACATGCCGCTGTCGCCGCATCCAAGGGGACCTCCACGCCCGCCCAAACGACCTGCACAGCTCCCTCATAAACCCGACGCCAAGCTCCTTGCGAGCCATCGCGAGCCTTACCGGCCGGGACAACATAGAGGATTTCGAGCGGGTCGATGTACCGCTTGACGGTGAAGTTCGTGGTGCCGGTCAGGTTAAAGGCCGTGCCCGCGATGGCGTTCGCATAGGATGCCGCCAGTCTGAAGTTGTTCGCATCAACCCGGATCACATAATAGAACGTTTCCGCCGTGAGGCCATTTATCGTCGTCGTCGGATAGACAGCTTCTCCTGTCTGGAAGCCGTGATTGTTCGCGGTTACCGTCTCGGTCGAGCTGTTGACCGCAGTGCTGGTTACAGACAGAGGCGTCAAGATCGTCGACAGATTGGATCCATCCCAAGCAAAATCCCCGTTGCGCCCGCCCTCACCATAGAGGATAGCCGCCTTCTTTACTGCCGTATCGAGCGCTTTCAGCGCGGTTCGGCTGATCACTGGCACGGTACCATTGGCGATTGCCGCCGCGGCCTGTGCCTCGTCGCGCGCCGCCTCCGCCGCTGCCTGCGCCGCCTCTGCGGCGGCTACGATCGCCGCACTCGCCTGATCGCTGATCAAGCGGAATGTCGACACCGTCGCAATGCCCATGATGATCGATCCGCCCGGCAGCCCGCCTGGAGCGGGATCGTTGCCGCTATTTGTCTTGACGGTGAGCGTAGAACCACCATTGAACGAGATAGTGACTGGGCTCCCCGTGTTCGTTTCGAACACGTTCACCCAGATCAGAGCCGAGCCGCTGACGGGGATGCTCGTCGTCGCCTGGATCGCGTTCGCCGTGCCCGCGCCGGCATCGCTCGCGACGATGAACGAATAGGGCAGATCGCCCAAGCGGAACCAACTACCGGTGCCACTCGCACCGATCTTCTCATAGACACCGTTCCTGTCCGCAATGGCATCGCCCATGACCCACGCCATCGCGTGTGCCGACTTGCTAAGATCAGCGTAGAGCCCGTCTCTGGACGAGTAGATTAGCCCGCCAGTCGAGACAAACGCGTTAATGATCCCTTCTATCCACGTCCCCCAATCCCGAATCAGAGGCTTCATTGGCTGGTTCGGATTGGAGCTCGGGCCATCAGAAAAGATCGTGGCGGCAAGTTCTACCATTGAGATTTCCTCATGCGAAAGCGCTCCAGCGCGCGGCTAGAGCTGTGGATGGTTTGTGACCGGGATTGCTTAGGTGACGACGGTGGTTGCCGACGCCTGCGCAGCGGATGGGACGCCGGAGATGTTCTCGGCGCCGCACCAGTATTTCCAGGTACCGACGCCAGGTGAATCCGTGAATGAAATCGTCTGGTTGGCGGTGACCGAGTAAGTTCCGATCGTTGTCGCGGCTGCGAAGCTCTGGCCCGTCGTCCCGCGCTTGAAGATGAGGAAACGGGTGTTGTCGTTTGCAGCTTTGGCGCTGATCGGTACGGTCGCGACCGAGTTCGGGGCCGTCAGGTTCGTCGGTGTTCCTGGCGCGGTTGAATCAATCGTCGACGTGATGTTCGCGGTAATCGACCAGTCGGAATATCGTCCGCTCGACGCGATGAACGCAACTTGGATGTCGAGCAGTTGGTTGGCTGGGACAGTGGTCGTTGCGAGATCAACGTAGCCACCGGCAGGGACGGCATCCGGGAAGCGCTGCTCAATCCATGCCCCAGGGTTGCCTAGGCCGTCAGCATTCGCCACGCGATACCGCACTGCAGGCGTCAGGCTGTTATCATTCGGGTCGATGACAACCACCCGGATGTAAACGCTGCCACTACTCGACTTCGCTTGAACCAGGTTGATTACTGGTGTCGGCAGGCCCGCCGCGTTCGGAGCCGGGGGAACGGGAGGCTGTAGCCCCTCGTCCGTCTCCGGGGTCCATGCGTCAATGTTGCCGGGGTGCTGGACGATATCCATCGAGAAGCCGCCGCGCGTGATAGAGAGCAGTGCCCGGCGGTTCTCGATGATCTTGTTGTTCAGGCGTGGCAGCCGGTTCGGCGTCTGAAGCCTGTTCCAGCGGCAGTAGACCGCGTTGATGCCGGAGAGCCGGACGTCGAGCGAGCCGCGGACCTTCTCGCGGATACGAAGCCACTCTCGTTTCGCCAGACGACGGGCCTGGCGCCACTGATGGACCCACGTGTACTCAGCCTCCTGCGCGAGGACGCGTCCCGCTTCCAGCTGCGCAGCCGTGTCTTCGAAGTAGTCGGTATCCGCGGTCGCATAGTCGATCGCCGGATAGGTGAACTTCGGGATGAGCCGGTTGATCTCGTCCTCAAAGAGCACGTCGTACTGGATGTTGTGACCAACGATGTCGGCATCCGTCAGAACGCCGCACCGACTCTCTCTGAATTTCCCGACCGTGAGGATGCGGGCACCATCCCCACGGCTGACGAGATGACCGTCGCAGGCGGCAAGGATGGCGTTCGTGGCAGCCTTGGGCCCGTTTTCCGTCGTGTCGTATCCGTTGCACTGATAGCGCTTCTCTGTGCCGCCGCCGGCGAGAGGAACGTCCTCGTCGCAGATGTTCGCCTCCTCGACCCATATGTCGAGCACCGGCAAAATTGCCTTGGTGTAGTCGAGCCGTTCCCCGAACTCATTAAAGCAGAGGTGCCAGGCAAGGATGACGGCACAATTTTGCGTCCACGCCCAGGTCGCTGGGTTCGCCGGGTTCTGAGCGGGATCACGGAAGTCCCAGCAATAGGCGAGATCGGCCTCAACCGAGACCGAAGGCGCGTTATAGGGGAAACGCTTGCTGAAATCCTGTTGCTTCGGCGTGCTGCAGATCATGGCCACGGAAGCTTGGCCATCCCCGCGATGGGCATTCGTCCAGGATTCCGGGATGCCGGCGACGACGTCGGCATAGGCTGTTTCCGGGGTAGCTCCGAGGCGCGAGTACAGCTTAACCGTGCCGTTGCCATATCGGCCGTCGGCGAGACCATTCACGATGTTGCCGCTGCCGACCGTGACTTCGTCATCGTGCAGAAAATAGCGGTTGATGGCTTTGATCCGGTGCCCGACGAGTCCCTGAACCGCGAACAGGCGTTTCCCCTTCGCCTCCCAGAGCATGTAAGCACCGGCGACGCGGGTCCGGCCGACACCCCACCATCGATATGGGATCGATTGCGTCTTCGGTACCTTGCCGTCCTCTGGCTTCGGCGTTCTCACGCTCGGCGCCAGGAGCAACTGCAGGCCGACAGTCAGGGCCGTGGTCGCAATAGCAGTTGCAGCGCCAACGGCAAACGTCGTCAGTGCGGTACCAGCGCCGAAGATGGGCGTGAACAGCGCCGTGAAGATCGGTGTGAAGATCGGATCGAAGAGGACGCGGCTGTAGTGCGACGAGCACGCGCGCAAGTCGACCAACACGCGATGGATGATCTCTTCCGATGGCGCGCTCTCATAAAGGACCTTGAGGCTCAAGCCTTATCTCCCCGGCTCCAGGCCGCAATAAAGTCGCATCGCTTCGCCCTTACGCCGGCCGGCGCAAGGACTGCCCAGAGAGGACCGAAGCGGATCGCGCCAATTTCCTTGACGGTCCCATCAATGTCGGATGGCGCCAAAATGATGCCGATGTCGCCTGTGACCGGCGCTAGGGTGCGCGTGTAGCCGAGCGGTTGGACGCCGTTGTCGATCATCGGAATGAGGCCGCCGGCGCTGGCGACGAACGCCAGGGCGCCTTCCTCGTCCCGATATTTGCCCCTCACCTGTTCGGCCGGGTCAGTTCCGGTCTGTTCTGCAACCCAAGAGGCGCAAAACATGATGCAGTCGTCACCGCCGAGGCCGCCCCATCGGAACCGATGCGGCAGCTTCAAGAACTCATGAATGTTCATGGGCACCTCAGGTGTAATGAGGCCAAACCGGCTGGACGCCGCGCGACAGGCGCGCGGTGCCATCACAAAACAGGTCGGTCGGCGATATCGCCTTCTGATGCGGTGCAGACCAAAGCGAACGCGAGGCTCTCGATCGGGTCGTTTCCCCGGACACCACCGACAGGGCGAGCGTCAGGCTCGGGCTGTCGTCCGCTTGAACCATCGGGCTTGATTCCGAGACGTGCGACGAGGTCCCTGTCCAGATCGGAATGATCTTGCTCATCGGCTGGTAGTACTGATCCAGCGTGGTCAGCCCCAGCTGGACCGCAGCGCCGCGCAGGGGCGGCAAGCTGTCGAGCATCTTGCCGCCGGTCGCGGGGTCGATACCCGAAACCGAAAATTCCACGCTGTCGGCGGTTCCGTTGACCAATACCTCGAGCGTTGGCACGCCCTGAAGCACCCCACCACCGAGATAGACGGTGCCCTCCGGGTCGATGCTGTCGAAACCGGTCTGGATGTCGTGGACGCCGAACCACATGTGAAGCGCCGGGCTGGTGGCAATGCGCAAGAAGATGCCCAGCTGATGGCTGCCACGCATCTCCTCGATGACGTCGTCAGGAACCCACCCCATCAGAACGCCTCGGCAAAGGAGAGTGTCGGGCGCGACTGGTACCAGGCCTCATAGTCCCACGGCAGGGTGAAGCCTTGCGGGAACTTCATGACGCAGAGAGGACGCGCCAGTTCAACGCGCGTGTCGAGCACTGAGCCTTCGCGCAACGCCGGGCTCGTTGCGAGCTGGTAGTCGACATAGCTGAGATTGACGCCACCGACGGTTTCGACGCCCTCAGCCGCCTTGTGGCTCTCCCAATACCGGTAGGCGCGCCAGCCCTTCGTCGGGTGGTAGATCGAGAACCAGTCCGACCAGCGCAGCGGTCTGGCTGCCTCGTAGACGCGCATCGAAAGCTGACCGGCTCCGACGGTGGCGGGAGCCGTCAGTTTCCCCCAGACGCTCGCCTGCGAGTAGCCGGAGAGGTCCGAGAACAGCGCGCCGTCCGAATGCGGAATACCACTGATGATCGGTCGGCGCTTGCCGTTTATCACCGGAAAAGGTCCGATGCCGTCGTTGATGATCGGCACGTTGAAGAAGCGAAAGCTTCCGTTCCCGCGTGCGCCCAACCAATTGATGACCTCGTGACGCTCCATATCGTCGCCCTGCAAGACGCAGCGCTCGTATGTCGCCATCACCCGCCCGCCGCCGCTCATCTCGATCGCGATGGATTCGCCGTTGCCGTTGACGCCCCCATCAATGCCAGAACCCGGGACGTCGAAACTAGCTCGGGTCGGTCGGAGATACTGGATCGGGACGGCGGGCTGATTGATGTATGACCTCGCCATGCTCAGCCCTTCTGCGAAGTGTACCGGGTTTGCGTCTGGCCGAAGCCGCCGCGGCGCTGCTGCTCGTTGTATTCCCGCATCGCCTCGCCGACGCCCTGCTGCACCAGCTTGCGGACGTGGTCGTCGCCGCTGGCTCCCTGAATGTTGACGTTCAGGTTAGGCGTGCCGGCGTTGGCCCGCTGGCCGTTGTTGTCGTTCAGGGCCTGCATGAGCTTATGGTTGCTCATGACGCCCGCGCCTTGCGGAAGGTTCAGCAGTTCAGGGCCGCGCTCGCCGACGATCGAGAGGCCGCCTGGCGCGTTGTTCGTGCCGTTGGCGTAGAGACCGATGCCGCCACCGAGCCACGCGCTAGCGAACTGGCCGGACGAGGCGAAGATGCTGCGCCCGATACCAGACAGCGCCGAGAGCAGCCCGCCGCCGCCACCGGATGCGCCTGAGGCGAGCGTCGTGCCAAGCTGGCCCAGCCCCTTGCCGAACTGGCTGAGGTTGCCGCTGGCTTTCTCAAGAGCGCCGTTGAACTTGGCGACATAGGTGTTGCCGGTCGTGCCGAGAACATCGGCCCCCATCCCGCCCCTGCCGACCGAGCCCGGGCCGCCGAACCATGCTTGCGCAGCGCCGGAAGCCCCATACTTATCGACATAGCCGCCGAACCGGTGCGCGAAGATCGCATCCTGCGCGCCCTTATCGGTCAGGAACTCCGAAGCCGACATCGTGCGGCCGAGCGCAGCTTGCGACCACGGCCCGATGTTGTTGCCCATGACCTGATATGCGCCGTAGGCCCGGTCACCGTTGCGAGTGATCGGACCGAGGGCGCCGTAGTTGCCGCTGCTCTCGATCGACTGGATCGCCTTGGCATAAGCGGAGATGCCGCCGGCAGAGCGATTGTCGTTCGCGGCACCACCATAGCCAAGGAGCGAGCCGAGCGTGGTCGTGGCGCCGGAAACGCCGGAAGTGGCGAACCCCGACGAAGGAGACAGGGACGTGCCGCCAAACAGTGCATTGACGAGCGAATTCGTCATGCGCTCGATCGCTTGATCGCTGGCCTTCGCCAGTGCGTTGATCAAGGCATTCTTGATCGCATCGCCGAGGGCCTTGCCGATATCGCCGCCGCTGGATAGCAGGCCGTCGCGGAGGTCGGTGATGAAGCCGCCGATCAGTTCCTTATTCTGCTCGCGCCGCAGCTGGCCGCGGATAGCGTTCGCTTCGGGCGAATTCAGGTTCTCATCGAAGCCATAGCGGTTGAGCGTGCTCGCGACCTGTCGGTCCATCGCACTGCGCTCGCCCTGGCGCTCCTGAAACGACATGTCGAGCCAGAAGTCGGCCTTTGCGTCCTGCGCCTGCCGGTATGCCTTGGTGACGTCGTCGATCTTCTCTTTCTGCTCTTCGAGCTCGAAGAAGTTGGGCCGACGGCCCGGTACCGGGATGTCGGTCAGGCGGCCATCGGAATTGAGGATGCGATCCGGATCCGGGTCGCCGCTAAGCTCGATGTTCGGGCGACGACCTGGCGTCGGAGCGTTGAACGGCACGAAGTCGGCAGAGCGGAACGTCTTGCCGCCTTCGGTGAACGTGGAACCGCCGACGATGTCCTGGACGCTCGTGCCGCCGGCGATACCGGCGATCCATGCGAGGCGCGCCTCGCGCGAGGCCTCGATGCTCTTCCGTATCGACTGCGTAATGAGGTCGAAGGCGTCGCGGAAGCCCAACACCGACTTCACGCCGTACTGGTCGACAGCCTCGGACAGCGCCATCTGGGCGCGGTTGTAGTCGGCGACCGAGGCAGTGCCGTCATCGAGCCGCTCGCGAAGATCACCGAATGCCTGCGAGAAGTCGCGGACGAAAGCCGGATCGGCGTCGGCCCCGCGCAACGCGCGAACGGCTTCCGCGAACTGGCGGTTGATACCCTGCAACTTCTCGCCGAGACCATCAAGCTCGCGGCCAGCGAGGATCTCGGACGCTTCCTTGCCTTGAGTGATCTTGTCGGCACGATCGAGCTCGTCGACGTAGGCTTTCAGCTGCGGTACCGCGTCGCCCCACAGAGAGGCGGCTCGACGGATAACGTCGTTCTGCTCCTCGAAGAGCTTATTCGTCTTTTCCGTGCCGCTCTCGGCGGTCGTGAAATACTGGATCAGCGCGGCGGTACCGGCGGTCAAGCCGATCGTGATGAGCGAAACCGGGCTAAGGAGCGACGTGAACGCGGCAGCCAGGCCAGAAACAGGCCGCTCCATCGATCCGACGACCGATGCAAGCTGCGTGCCCTGTTGCAGGCCGATCATGAGCGGGTTCATGCCCATAGCCGCGGTGACGGCGATGTCCTGGAACTGGAACGCGGCGTTCGCCGAGTTGAAGCTCTGCGCCCCGCCACGGTTGCTGTTGGCAGCCTTCACAGCAGAGCCGGCAGCCGTGGCCGACGTCTTCAGCCGTTCGAATGCCTGCCTCTCGCGATCGAGCGCAGCCGTCATTTCCTGCGCCGTGATCGCGCCGAGTTTGTGTGCCCGCTGGATCTCACCGACAGTCGCCTCATACTGTTGCGTCGCCTGGGCAAGCGGGCGAAACTTCAACGTGAGGCGCTCCACCTCCATCCGGAACGCGCGGACATGGTCATCCTGCGAGCCGAACGAGCGGCCGAGGCTTTCGACCGGAGGCAACGCGCTGCGGGCATCATCTCCTGCTCGTTTCAGCACGGTTCCGAGACCCGAAGCTTCCGCTTCAAGCTTATCGACAGCCTGCCCGGTGCGGACTGCAGCCGCAGTCAGTTTGTCGAGATCAGCTGCAGCGGACGCCGCCGGCGTGCTGTCAATCTTGAAACCAAGGGTCGCTTCGGTCACCGCATGCTCCTAAAAGAAAGCCCGCTCATTGAGCGGGCTTCACTTCACGCCATTTCTAGAAGGTCAGTTGAAACCAATGTTGGGCTGGATGCCGGTGCAAGCTCGTTCTTGATCTTGCCGCGACAAGCTTGATGGGGGCACTTTAATAGCAACATTCGGTGCCCCAAATGGGCTGCAATCCAGTGAATATGTCCTTTGAACGGGTCGGCTTTGTTGTGCCGATCTTGATGCCCCTTGCTTGGCAGCTGCCTCGATTGAAGGGGATACTTCGCACGGTCTCTCACGTGCGCTCATAATGCGCGGCCCTAGCCCTAGCGGACGCCCGTCTCGTTTGACCACGCCTTTGCCCGGGTCGTTCAGGCCGGCGGTGTACATGTTCTTCATTGTTATTTTTATTGTGTTGTTTCGGTCGCCCTTAACCACTGTCTCGTCAGTATACTTAACGCCAATCGGAGCAAAGAAAGCGACAGGCTCCGCTGTTTTAGTGTCAAGAACCAACGTCCCCGTACCTGTCGCACTTGCTGTTAGGTTCATGGTTACATCAACTTGGTCGTTAATGAGTCCTGGATCATAACCCATCCTCGCAAGTTCGTTGTTGAAAGTGCTCAATCCGCACGCGGTCTGCTGCATAGCCCGCTCTAACGATACTTCTTTTGGGTTGACATAACTTCGAGGTATTCCAAACGCGCAGCTCTGAACCGTTAGGCAAATCGTGAATGTGCAGATTCCCTTGATAACTCTCTTCGTGTCCATATCGTCTCTCCCCCGAGGATGGAGAAATTTACTTGCTTTATCATCAGTTAGCCATAGCTAATATTTGGATCACAATTGAGTAAACATTGTACGCGGAACTAATTCTGCTTGGTTGGAAAGAGCGCATCGAATAGACGCGCCGTGAGCGGGCGCTCGGAAACCCGTGGCTTATCTGGCTCTGGCTGCTCTTCGGCCTTCGGCGCCATGACTTCCCGACGCTTGATGTCGAGAGCGAGAATGCAATCCAACTGCCATTGTTTGAGGACGAGGCCGCGAAGCCTCGCCCATTCTGCGATTGCCACGAAGCCGAGGGCGTTGGGCCCATATCCGTTGCCGGTGCGCTGCGCGTCGAGTTCCTGAAACCAGAACCAGACTTGCTGGCCGGCGGCAGGCACTACCAGCTTCTTGCCCTCATGCTGATCGACTATGAGTTGGCAGAGCCGGTCGATCAGCCTTTTGTAAAAGAGCTACGGCGCGCGGCCTTCGCCTCCACCTGGTCACGGATGATCTTGAACCGGGTGTAGAGGTTCCGGACGTTCTCTTCCGAGAAGGGAACGACCCGGCCGCCGATCTTCGGATCCGGGCTCCAATGCGTTGTTGCCTTCGCCAGGATGGCGATCAGGCGAGCATCCGCTTCGTCGGCCGGCGCCTCGCCGAGGTTCTCGCGTTCAGCCGCAGCCTTGGCGAACTCTGCGGCTACGTCGCGCATAGCCTTCTGCATGCGCTCGCTGTCCGGGCCGACGACGCCGATCTTCAAACCGATCGGCTCGCCCTTCTCGTTAACGACGATGATCTCGATGCCCGCTTCCTGAGATTGGACGAGGGCTTCGAGGCCAGAAAGGTCTACGAACTCAGCATCAGCCATTATGCACCACCAACCGGATTGACCGTGAGAACGGCGCTGTTGACCTCGACATTGCCCTGAAGCAGGCGTGCCGTGTTGGCGCCGCCGCCGTTCTCTTGCGCAGTCATGACGATCGCATAGAAGTACTTGAAGGTACCGGTCGGGACAGAGGTTGCGGTGTGGACGCCGTTCTGGGTGCCGGTCGTGGTGATGGCAGAACCGCCCTTCGTCGCCGCGACCTGGAAGTCGTTGGCGCTCGGGTTGACCACGTAATAGGTGGTGCCAGCGACGAGGCCCGTCGGTAGCGCACCGGTCGTGGTGAACTTGACGCCGACGCCGGCAGCGAGGCCGTGAGCATTCCAAGAGATGACGCCCGGCGCCGCGATGGTCATCGTGACCGTGGCGGTCTTCGCTGGCGGTGCATCATCGAACGCAAGCTTGAAGGGGTAGTTGTAGTCGGTCTTTTCGGCGGCGATCAGCGCGATCTGGCCGAGGTCTTCCGGCAAGATAACGAAGTTGTTCTGCATCGAGCCGGCGTTGCGGGTGCCTTTGCCCTTCCAGTCGCGACCGGAAGAGATGATGGATTCGGTAATGAGCGCGGCGGCGTCGCCGATTGCGCCCATAGTCTGCCAGCCTTTGATCTCGGTGAAGACGGTGGACGAAAACAGAGCCTCGTTGATGTCTGCATCATCGGGCACGGTGGTGACGGCTGGTCCCATATAGATTTTGGCGCCGGCGACCGGATAGAGCTGACCCATGGTCGTTTCCTCTTTTCAGTGGGGCCCTTGCCGAAGGGGCGGGAGACGGCGGGCCAATCAGGCCGGAACTTGCGGGTAGCAACGCCACCGGGTGGTGACGGGGATGGTGTGGTGGGTGTCACCAGTGACAAGGGCGCCGATCTCCGGATCCTCGTCGATGCGAACCTGGGTGTCGGTCCGGAATAGCTTGGTGCCGCGGCGGAAGTGCTCGCGCAGCCGGCCGGCGAGGTCGTAGCCGTTCACGATTGCCAGGCTCTTCGGCCACATGACGTTGGTTCGGAAGAAACCTTGCCGGATCGGGTCCATAACCAGGGAAAGGTCGGTCTCGATCGAGCGGTTGAAATGGAACTCGCAGACGACGAACTTGCTTGTCCCGGTCGGGCTATAGGCAACGCCGGGAAGCACGACCGTGACGCCGGCAGGTGGAACAAACGCCTGTGCGCGCAGCACCAACGCCTGATAGATTTTCATTTCTGTGCTGTCAGCCATCTGCTATGACGCCTCCATGGCCGAAAAACCGTTAAGCGACACCGAGGTCTATGACCTCCTGCACGAAGCGCTGTCGCTGCTTTTGAATAAGACCGTGAAGACGGAAAACGGCCGTCAGGTGCTCGCCGCCGCTATCCGCGACCTCGATATCCTCCAGCGCGCTTTGCTGATTATGTCCGAGGGCCGCGACCCGCTTCAAAACGACCGCGAACCTGCTCCTCCGCCCGCTTGACCGTCTGCGGCCAGTCCTGGGCGGCTGCTTCAACAAAACCGAACCCCTGTTGATTGTAGACGCGACCGAGGCTGTCAGCCCCGACGAAGCCGTATTCCATGCGTGGGCCATAGGCGGCCTGAAAGCCGAGGTAGAGCGTCTCGCCGATCGAGAGGTCGGCAATCATGAGCTCGATCGATCCGGTGTTATCCGGATATTCCTTCTCGCCCTGGTCAACCGTCGGCATGGCCGTGGTTGACGCCATCAGCGAGTTCTTCAGGTTGCCGGTGTCGAATGGCATCCGTCCGCCTTGCGCCGTGGTGATCCGAACGTCATTGGCGACCATCTGCGCGGCGGTGCGCAGGACAGCCGCCTCGCGCGCCTGCTCCTGCTTTACCCAGTCGGAGACCTGGGCGGCGAAGGAAAGGTTCTCGGTGGCCATCATCGACCTCGTGAGCGGGCGTATTCCTCGGCAAAGTCGAAGTTGTATTCGACGTGGCAGCGGCAAGCGATGATCTCACCCGGGCCAGCGCCGAGGCTGGTATCGCCCGGAAATCGCATCAGCGCGCCCGACGGCGACTGAAACGGCACATCCATGCCGGTCACTTCCTCTGCATTCAGGACCTGGTGCGTATGACGAACGTGGCGATCGCCGACAGAGCGCCAGCGGCGGGTGACCAGCGTGCTATCCCTGCCCGACCTGTCCAGGCCCTGCTGATAGGCCTCATGCTTGGCGGCATGGACCGAGGACTGCGTTTCCGTCCGCGCGATGGTCTCGCCGCGGAACTGGACATAGCGGTCAGCGAGCCGCCCGGTGATCTTGGCGACGACATCAGCCGGAAGCGGCTTGCCCTCGCGGATCGCCTTGGCGACTTGCCGATCGAACCGCTTATCCCGGCGTGTCAGTGTCAGGTAGTGCTTCATGCTCACGACATCGCCCGACAAGAGCGCGGCGCGGGCATTCTCGACGGTGCGGGCCAGCTGCGACGTCAGCCCAATCAAACCGCCTTCTCGGCGTTGGGTGACCCGGTTGACGCGGCCGGCGAGATCCAGCGCGATCGTGCGCGGCCCCTGCCCTTGAGCGTAGCCGGCGTGGATCGCCTCGCGGGCCATCGCCTTCGTGTCTTCGGTCACATGCGTAATCAGCTTCGACGACTGCTCACGGATGATCTGCTCGGCGCGCTGGTTGCCGACGTCCCAACGGACCACGACGCGGGCGCCTGCCGGGTCGGAGAGGCGCGGCATGTTCTGCGTGACCAGAAGACCACCTGCGCTGAACGCCTCGCGGATCGCCTCGGACAGTGGCCGAAAGGCTACCGGATCGATGTGAAGCGCCGCGATGGCGCCCTCAATATCTTGGCGCTCTAGCCGCTCGACGACCTCCTTGAGCACGATCTCGGACTTGATGTCGTCGATGGCCTCGCGGAACGCCTTCTCCATGTTCGGGGAAAGCCCGTCGATGAGAGCCTCGAGTTGCTGGCGGAGCGATGCCAAGGCCCGTTACCCGCGAGCCTTGGTCGGGCTTAGGAACTCGACATCAGGACCGGACTTGCGAGCGTGATACGAGAAGCCGCCGCGATCTCGCTCGATCATCGCCGTGCGGATTTCCTTCTCAACGATCCGACGAACATGCGCGTCGCCATCAGTGCCGGCGATCGTCACGCTGACCTGCTGGGCTTGGGCGCAAGCGACATCGGTTGCGGGAATGCCGGCAGGCTTCGGGAAGCCTTCGAATCGCTCGCCCACGAGGATAGCCGCGGGAGAGGCCACGGCACCACCAACGGCAAAGCCGAGGAACGAGCGCCGGTTCATTCCTTTGCTCCCTTTTCGGCCTTGGCCGGCTTCTCCTCGGGCATCTCTTCGGCGAGGCCGAGATTGATCAGCCCCTTCGCCATGGTGGCGCCCCCGACTTGGGTGTCGTCCACGGTATCACCAACCTTAAATTGCGTGTAGGCCTTCACGAAGCGGAGTTTCATGATTCGATCCTTCCAAGGAGAGACAGGAACCCGCCGGCTTAGCTCGACAGGAAAACAAGGAGAAAAGAATGGGATTCAAACTGCAGTATTCCAAAGACCACGCTGAGGCAGAGCTTGGGGTGATCGTTATCGGTTACCATGAAGCGCTGAGAGCCACTCTTGGTGCACTAGCTGCCGAGAAAGGTACTGAAGATCTGGCCTGGTTTGATCAGTTGCATCAGGACGTGATCAAGGCCGTGAAGGGGACAACTGCTGAGGGGGTCTCTTTAGCAACGGAGGCGAAAGCTGTCGGTCAAAGTGTCGAGGTCATCGACCATGAGTTTAAGAGCGTTCGCGCGGGCCTCCTGAAAGACAAGCAGTAGCGATTAAGCGATACGGCCCTGAACTATGTGTACGACGGCGGTGACGCCGTCGTATTTATTCGGGTCGCCATTCACGATGGCATAGTCGGTACCGTTGGCAGTGACGACGTCGCCAACGGTCGGCTCGATCGCCAGTCCGATTGACGAAATGTAGATCTGCATGTCACCGGTCTTGATCGTGGTGCCGTCGATGTAGCGGGCCTCGTAGGCCATCGGGACGAGTGTTGCCGGGTATGGCGTTGGCACCGGATCACCGCCGAGGACAGGATCGGGCGGGGTCACGCGGGTGACGACGCCGACTTGGCCGAACTCCTCGATGAGCTCGTGCGCCGTGGCCTGCATCTCGACATAATCGAACGTAGCCATCAGCAGCCAACCGACATGAGGCCGACACATACGAGGCTGTCGTCGCGCAGGAACGGCGCCAACATGCCATCGACGATCGAAATGATGGGGGTGAGGTCAGAGCCAGTCTCGCTGTCGTCCGACGCGTTCTGGTACTCGACCTCAAGCTGGCCGACCTTCTTCCGCTTCACGCGGGTAGCGCCAGAGCCGACGACAGACAGGCTGCCGGGCTTCGTCGCTTCCTGGTAGGCCGCAAAATATGATGCGTTGATGACCGCCGCTGGCACGACATCGGACGGGATCAACTTCCCGCTCACGATAGCGCCTTCGCGCGGCCACTGGCGTTCCTGATCGTAGGCCGCGATGCGACCAACGAAACGGGAGCCATACACGGAATCGATGTACTGGCTCCCGCGATTGCGGAGCACGGCAGGCGACGGCGCGGTACCGGGCAAAGTGTACCCGTTATCGGTCAGCCACGTTGCGAATGTGGAATCGTCGCCATAGCCTGCCATGGGACCTCAGTCCTTCTTATGCAAGTCGACGAAGGCAGCTTTGTCCTCGTCGCTCATCTCGTCGAAGCCCTCGACGTCCGCTTTGCGGAAGCTCTTGGTCACTTCCTCACCGTCCTTGGTGATGGCGAACCAGGCGCCACCCTTGTCCTTGACGGCATAGCCTTCAGCAGCCGCTCCGGTCAGCACTTCCTTGCCCTTGCGGTCGCCGCCCGAGATGATGTCGTAACGGCCGGCCCAGCCCTTGGGCTCGTCGTCCAGGTCAAGTTCGGTACCGACCGGCATTTCCTTGCCGTCTTTGCCATAGATGCCGGTGGTGTCGAGACCAGCCGGCGCTTTCAAACGGATCTTCATAGGATCTGTCTCCTGTTGCGATGGAGCGCCCCGCCCTTTTCAGAGCGAGGCAGCATCATCAGGTGTTGGTGGAGTAGAAGACGCCGGACTTGCCGTTGAAGTCCGCACGGATTTCGAGGCCGAGCGCGCCCATCTTCAGGAACTGATAGTTCGCTGTCGGGTACTGGCGCGGCATGGCGGTTGTGTTGACGGCCATACCGATCAGGGGACGGATGAACTCAGCCGAGGGGACGAAACCGAAGAACTCATTGCCCGAGAGCTTGAAGGTCACTTCGATCTTGCCAATGCGGCGGTTGGTCAGCAGGTACTGCAGCAGAGTGCCGCCCTTGAAGCCATTGGCGCCGGAGTAGGAGCGATCGAGGTTTCGGCCGATCTCGGGCGAGATGTAGATGTTCACCTTGCCCGTGATCAGGTTGGCATCGAGCATCGCACCGAAGGTCTGGGTGAAGAACGTATCGATCGCGTCCGACGTGGTCGACGGGGACGTGAGGTCGATGTTCGCACCGGACGCGCCGATGTTGATGGCCTTCGCGAGCGGGTTGCTGCGAATGCCGGTGCCCGAATAGCCCTGGAAGACGATCGAGGTGTCGCCGTTCAGGACGTAGTCGGCCTGGTCCTTCTTGATCTTGGCGTTCGCGGCTTCCTCGTCGTCGGCCAGAGCATCGAAGTTCTCCGACTGCAGGGTGTTCCACTCGCGCCATTCCCGGCCATAGCCGTCCTGGAAGATCGGTACCGGCGTGCCGCGGTAGGTGTAGACGACCTTATCCATGGGAACCGGCGTCTGGCCCGACATGGACCGGATGACCGGGTTCGAGGAATCGGACGCCACGCGGGTCATGCTGACGAGCTTGCCGATGTTAATCGGGCGAGCGAGCGCCATCAGGTCGCGCATGTAGACTTCACCCTCGTCATCACGCAGGACGCGGCGGGTGATGCTGTCGATGTCGATCCACGCGTCGCGCGGGAGGACAGCAGCAGCATTGGCGAGCGAGGCCATGTGCTCTTCCACCTGGTGGAAGTGCTCGCGGTTGATCGAGACGTCGGCCCACCATTCCGCATGCGGGCGGGAGTTGGCGACGAGCTGTTCATCAAAGTAGCGCATCGGTCTCTCCTTACGCCGAAGCCAGGTTGCCCTTGGCCACGCGAGCGCGGACAAGCTGATCGGCACCTGAGGTGTTGTTGTAGGCCTCCTCGGCGAACGCGATGATGCGGTTGCCGGTGGTTGCCAGGACGAATTTGCCGGAGGCGTTGGTTGTCAACGCAGCGCCTCGGGCGACGTTTGTGGCGGTGGGCACGCGGACGTTGAAGAACTGCTCGTCGAGCATCTCCATGCCGATGATGCGGTCATTGGCCGCCCATGCATCGTCAACGCCCTTCATCGCGAGGTAGTTTTCCTGCGCGACGTAGATCTTGGCGTTGGACGAGGCGCCGGCCTGAGCGAAGCTCGAACCGGACTCGACGAGCGCGGTACCCGGAAGGATGGCAGCAGCGCAAAGGCGCTCCTGAACCTGCGGAAGCGTCTCGGAGACGGGACCGGCGAAGATCTTGTTATAGCGGGCCATGGGTTAGTCTCCCTTCGGAAGCTTGAAGGCCGGCTTGTCGCTGGAATTGCCCTTGAAAGCAGGGTTCAGCGGGGCCGCCTTGCCCGGCTCGGCCGACTTGGCGAGAGCGCGCAGCGTGTTGAGCGGGGTTGCCTTGGCCGTTTCCTCGTCGAGGACGTTGGCCTTGACGATCTTGGTGACCAGGTCGGCGTGTTCAGCGTCGTCCTTGGCCTTCTGGTTGGCGACCATTTCGGCCTGTGCGTCGGTGATCGGCTTCACGGCGGCCGCAACGGCGTTGGTGACGGTCTCCCCGATCTTGTTGAAGCCTTCCGAGAGGGCATCGACCTTCGCGGAAAGCGCAGTGAACTGCTCGTCAGTGACAGGCATCTCAGTGTCCTTCGTGTTCGTGGTGGGTTCCCGCTCGGAAATGCCAAGGCCTTCCAGGATCGCGGCTTTCAGTTTGTCCAGGATCCCCGCCCGCTGGCGCTTCTCCAGGGCTCGGGCGAGGGAATCCATCGCCCAATCGATGTCACGCTCGGCCTCTTGAACGGCGGAGTTGATGACCTCGATTTCTTCTTGCTCGCCGTTCGCGTTGACCAGCATGCCGACGCCCTGGTCAGGGGTGGCCGCACCAACCTCACCGAGGAGGATGGCGTCGTGGTCGAACTCGATGTTGCGAGCGATATGCTTGTGGTCGGCGGCATTGGTGACCGCCTCAAGGTTGGCGAGGAGACCGGTCGAGGTGTGGACCGGTTCGCCCTTCTCGATCGCTGCGAGGACGTCCTTGCCGCCCTGTGAGCGGTTGGCGACCTCAACGTCGATCACCTTGTCCAGGAAGACGCGGCCGTTCTCACGGCGCACATTTTCGTTCCATGCGCCGATGTAGCCGATGTTCAGTCCCTCGGGATCGCGGGCGGAGACGAACTTGCCGTTGATCATGGGATGACCGAGCGGCGCTGGGGTCCGGTTGAGGCCGGCGAAGCTCTTGCTGATCTCGGTGGCGGGATACTTGATCCCGTTCATGATGATGTCGTCCGGGAGCGTGGCGCTCGGGACGATGACGACGTCACGGCCGTTGCGCTTTTCCTTTCGGACAGCCTTCGTATTCGCCAGTGTCCTGACGTTCACACGCACTTGGGCCATGGTTTTTATTCCTTTTCGGTCGGGGGCTTCGCGCCAACGGCAGCCGCGGTTTCGTCCTCGTGGGCGTCATCGCGGTACTTCTGGGCTTCCGTGAGCGGCTCGTAGCCAACGGCTGCGCGGATCTCGTCGTCGGTGAAGACGTAGACCGTGGTGCCCATCTTCTGGTTTGTGTCGGCCATCTTGTTGGCTCGATCGATCTTCTCGGACATCGAGCTCTCGGTCAGGTCGGTCCAATCGAGGTGCCAGTCCTTCTCAGGCAGGATGCCGAACTGTTCCAGCCGGTTGACCAGAGACATGACGTTCGGAATCGTCTGGTTGGCGCGGCGCGACATGTTCGTCTGCGCCCACTCGCTCGCGTCTTCCTGGCTGGCTCGCTCGCCAGTCTGCATGCCGACGAGGATCTTCACCGGCATGTTCATGGATGCCGCGAAATCCTGCAGGGCAATGGCGTAGAAATGCTCGGGCGACGGCAGGGTAACCTGCAGTGTCTTCGCTTCCATGCCCATGATCATGAGCAGCTTATCGAAGCCAGCGCTCCAATCGGCGACCTGCTCGTTCATCTTGTCGGCGAGGTCTTCGACCGGCACGCCCATGGCCTTCGCCATCATGTCGATCTTGGCGTCCTTATCGACCTCAAGAACCGGGGCCGACTTGGCGTTCTTCCAGAACCCCTCGCCGCCGGCGCCGCGGACCTTCTCCATGTCGATCAGGGAGTTGTAGCCGGGCTCCAATGTCGACGAGCCGTGGACCGTGCCATCCTTCGACCAGACGATCACTCGATCGGGATGGATGATGAGGTTGCGCGGCTGCTTGACGTTGGTCTCGACGGCGGACTCGCTGAACTGAAACATCTTAGGTTGGCCGTAGGTCTCGGACGTCTCGTCCGTGTCCCACTGCGAAACCTGCAACTGCCCCTCCCAAGCCGGGATGATCTCGACGAGAGCATCTAGGCCGCCGCTGACGCGATCGACGGGCTGATCGAACCGCTTGCTGTCGGCGATGCGAAGGATGACGCCGGAATAGGCGCCGACCATCGACATACGGTCTGCCTCGGCAAGGCGAGCCCAGAGCCGGAGATCGTCGAAGCGCTGGCGGATTTCCTTTTCCAGCGTCGTTTCGTCGTCCTGGCTGCCCTGCGAGCCGTCGCGCTCCTTTTCAAGGAGGAACGGATTGTCCTGCCAGGTCTTGCGGATCGTCTTATCGACGCCGGCGGCCGCCACGCCGTTCCGGCAGTACATCCGGTAGACCTGCGTGAAAGACAGGGTCTCCGGATAGCCGAAGTCCTTGTAATGGTCGTGCTTCGTGTTCCCGTTGGCGAAGAAGCCGGGGAACATGCTGCCAAGGCGCCTTTGGACGTGGTTGACCAGGCTGACTACGTTGCTCATCGGTGCCTCTTGGTCAGGAACATGGCGACGGCCGGGCCAGCCGCGATGTTGACGTTGTCCGCTGCGATCACCGCGTCAGCGAGGTTGTGAGATTTGACGCCCAAGTCCTTCTTGAGCTTCAGTTTCGGCACGACCCGCTTCTTGCCTTCGCTCTCGACCCACCAAGGGACGCAAAGCTCGGTGAAGAGCGCATCCAGCTTCTTGACGCCCATGGCCGAGGAGAAGGACAGGACGTCCTCCGGCTTGATCGGGTGGCCACGGGCCACAGCGTTGAATGTCAGCATGGCTCGACGCGCGGTATTGGCCCAGGCCTGCGCCTTCAGGTTCAGGTACTCGTCCTTGTTGAGCGGGCTGTTGGCATTCTGCGCATCGCTCGGCTCGTCCGGGTCCATGACCGCGCCGCCGGCGTGGAATGCGAAATGCTCGACGCTGGCTTTGTGCTCTTCGTTCTGCTCGTCGATGTAGCCGCCGACAAAGGCGCCGACGCCGATCGTGTCATAGGAGACGGTCGCACCGGCGTGCTTTGCCTTGGCCCACACCTTCTTGGCGTTCTGGACGAGCTCGTCCTTTCCGGATGCCCAGTCCTCGGCGTCAACGAAGACGCCATCGATCTTGTCCGCGGTCGCGCTATTGTCCTCGCCGTCGTCGGCGGGGTCAAAGCCGATGATGTTGCGGCCGGCTAGGCTGACCTTCAGGACCTTGTCAGCGTCAATGCAAGCATCCAGCCAGCGGCGCTTGAAGATCGAAAGCTCGCTGTCGCCGAGCGGCACGCCGCGATAGACGTGCTCGAACAACTCCGGGTCACGTTCCTGCATCGCCGCGATATCGCGCAGCGCCTTGGAGGATAGGAACGGGTTCGAGGTGTAGTTGATCTGTTTGACGACGCAGTGCGGCGGCGTGTTGACGACGAAGTTCTTCCAGACGTAGTCGGTGACCAGCTTCGGGTTGAAGAGCAGGATCGCCAGGCTGTCTTCCTTGCGGATGGTCGGGCCGATGACCGTCCATTGCTCCTCGGTCAGCTTCTCGGCTTCTTCCACCCACAGGATGTCGACGTCGGACGTGCCCTTGATGTCCTCAAGGTTCCGCTCGATGCCGTAGAAGATGAACTCCGCGCCGGTCCTGCGATGAATGATCGTCGTCTTCTGGACGTCGAAGGCTTTGCTCAGCCCGAGATGAGCGATCGCCCACTTCAGTTCGGTATAGACCGAGTCCTGAATGCGGTTTTGGAAGCGACGGATGCAGAGAACCCGCATCTTGACGCCGACGTGGTCGACCAGGCGCACCAGCTGGCACGCGGTGTCTCGCGTCTTTGAGCTTGAGCGCCCACCGTGGAGAACCGCGATGTCTGCCTGCCCGAGGAAGACCTGTTCCCAAAACTCGTGAAGCGCAGGGTTGGTAAGATGGGTGGTGGCGTCTAGCTCTTTTCGCTGCGCAGCACTTCCCGCCATGTTCTTGTCTCGGTCTGTATCGGGGCGCCGTCAGGTCCGGAGTGCTCGTGTCGCTCGACGAACATGCCAAGGTGCTTCCCGATATCCACGAGCGCGCCCTTCTTGTCGTGGAACTTGACCTTGATGCCGCCCGTCGAATTCTGGCTGATCTCGGAAATGGCTGCAGCTGTGTCGTCGTCGATCTCATCGCTGGAAATCAGCTGGACGTTGTTCGTGACGACGTTCTTGATCACGAGGACATCACCGCCTTCCGGGTTGTCTTCCTCGGTCACCAGCGTGCCCTGCCATTTGATCGCCTTGCGGATATCGGCGAACCCGATCTTGGCGAGCTCTGCCAGGACGCGCTCTTTCGTGATGGCGAGCTTGTCTATGGCCTTCTCGGTGGCTTTGCGCTCCACCGTCTGCTCCCATTCCAAAAGCTCGGCGACGCGTTGTCTGATGTTGTCTTTCTGCTGTAAGCGCGAAGCATTGCCACGGTCGGGTTTGAACCCTGCCTCTGCATATGCGTCATCTGCTGTCTTGCCTTTGGACAACGCTTGCGCGAACTTCTCGTGCCGCGCGTTCTTTAGGACGGGCATGGGGTACCTTGGAGGCTGCAACAATGAATGATCGGATCACCAAAGGCGTAACGATGGAGAAGACTGCCGATGGTTGGCTGGTGACGGTGACCGAGGGCGGTGTTGTCACCCATCGGCGAATTCACTCTGACAAGGAGAAAGCCATCGCTTTCGAAACCGAGCACAAGCGCCGGCTCGGCTTCATCAAATGAAGCGCCCGGCCGCAGCCTTTGGCATGTTTCAACCTCTACCCTCTCCTGAGGGCACAAGTTGAGACATCGGGGAACCGGGCCAGAGGTCCGGCTCCCTTTGGACCCGGCTACTCTGCCTTGTCGAAGGTCAGCCGATAGACGGCGCCGATCTCGAATTGCTCGATGGCGGCCGGGTTGGTGACGGTCATCGAAAGTTCGCCCTGCGGCGTCCACTTCGACCAATCGCCGTTACCTTCCGGCAACCCCCTGAGGTAACCGCCGAATGCAGCGGCGAGCTTGATCTCGACGTTCACGTCGCCGGCTTGGCTGGTGGCGCGATGGTTGATTTCCTTCACGTAGAACATTGCCTGTACGCTCATGGCGTCTTCTCCTTGTTGGCTGGATGGTTGTGGAGGCTTGCAGACCTCCGCCTCTCGTTTGCGCCCCGAGAGCTTACAGCGGGCTGGGGTGCTCCTGGTGCCTCGACGTCGCGGTTGGCTTCCCGCTTGTCTTCCTTCCGGCTACGCAGCCTAACCGGCGAACGGCTTCTGGTGGGCGGGCCCCGAACCTATTTCGCCGTCGCTGCGACAGCGGCCGGGCTCCCCGGCGTGTTCGTTACGGGCCCTCTTGGGATCTCAAACGAAAGCCCCGCTACCGGGTGACAAACCGGGCGGGGCTCTCTGGCGCTGTAACTGGTTGCGGAGACAGGATTCGAACCTGCGACCTCGTGGTTATGAGCCACGCGAGCTACCGGGCTGCTCTACTCCGACTTGAAAGGGTGGGCCGCGGGGTTCTCGCTGGTCACGAGCCGTCCCTTTGGCCATCAGACCGTGCTTCGCCAGACCGTATTGTTGCAACGGGAAGCCGTCCGATTTCAGGAATCGAAAAGCCGCCCGGAGGCGGCCTATGCTACTTTGCTGCGGCGAAGCGGATTGGACCGCTCGCACGATGGCTTGCCCTCTATTCGGTGACGATGCGTATCTTTCGCATTGCTGGACGCGTCGCCCCAATAGAGGTGCTTCGGCGTGCAGCAACCGAGATGCCCGTTACCGCAGGTATGCAGGGCCATCATCTTCGGATCGGGCGGTAGCTTGTTGACCTTCAGGCACATGGCGCGGTGAGCATCCATCTGCTTGAAGTTGAATGTCACGTTGCCGCGAGGACTGGCCGCCGTAGAGAACGGGAAGACGATGCACTCGTCTCCCTCGTATTTCGAGAACATATGTATCCACAATTCCCCAGCGCCGGGCCTAGCCCTTCTGGGGGCCGTCTTTCTTCCGGGAAGGTGGACGACTGTCTTCTGGAACTTGGCATCCGGCGGCACATGCCCGATAAAATCGTTGACGAACCGGTAGGCCGTTTCGAGCAAGAATTGATCAGGATTAGTTGTGCCGCAGAAGCGCCAATGTGTCGGGGTTTTATGCTTGGTCACAGGGCGCATTTCTCCCCGACGGTGGGAGGCGGATAATCTCCCAACTTGGCCGTCGAGTATTCCCGTTGCAGTGGCAAGGTCCGACCGTACACCAAATCACGCCGCCGAATATAAATGGCTTGAGCGCGCTCGGCAAGCGTCCATTTCTTCATCCATCGCCTTCAATTCATTGAGAATCGACAAAACATGTTGACGACTTGCGGGGGCGAGTTCGTCGATGGCCGCTTCGGCCAGCATGCGCAGCGGAACCTTCTTGCGCCGGCCCTTCGGGAAGATCAGCCCAAGGCGTTTGTTGAGAGCGTTCCGACGGTGGGCGTGCGACAAGGTGAGCCGCTGCTCGCGCTCTCGGTCCCACTGCTGACGAGCTTGGAAGTCGGCGAACATGAGGCTGCCGATATCGGTATCGCGGAAGACGATGGGGCCGCGATCGAATGACGGGCGGACGAACGAGAGAACTCCGTCGACGTTGCGGACGCGCTCGAAATCGCCCTGCTCGATGTTGACGAAGGCGTAGCCGACGAGGAGCGGGAAACGGCGCTCGATCATCTTGTTCGTCCGCTGGTGCTGGGTGATGTCCCAGAATGACGGCATGTAGACCTCGATACCCTCGGCGCGGAGACTGCGTTCCAGGATGCTTTCGCCCTTGCGGCGCTCGCGCTCGATCTTCTCAGCCTCGGTCTCGTCGTTTGCCGGTTCAAGCACGGTCGCCATCCGCTGGGAGCCAGGGACCGCCCGGACCGCGTACCAGGACGTTTGCTTGTTGATGGCGTCGTTCATTGAGCGTTCTCCATGTCGATCTTGTTCAAGGCGTAAGCGACGGTCGTGTGGTCTCGCGAGAAGACGCGGGCGATGGCGTGGAGCGACATCCGCCTCTGCTGGCGGAGTTCCCACATGATGCGGTGGCGGTGTCTGGTGATGGTCCGGCGCTGCGTCGGCCCGAGCATGACCTTCGACGGGATCCGAAGTTCCAAGCTACGAAGCCGGACGTAATCGGTCGGGGTGAGGTGATGCAGCATGCGCAGCTGATGGACGCGGAAGGCGATGACGTGATCGTTGGCGTCGGGGCGTGGGCGGAGCTTACGCAGCATTGGCCGTCCTCCTGCCTTCGGACATGTCGTTCCAGCCCTGCCCGTCTGTCGGTTCGAGCAAATGGGCAGGAACACGGCAGCCTGGCTGTCCCGGCGCGGGTCCGAGTTCGGCGACGCTCCACATGCGCTTGGTTCTGGCGAAGCGCAGGCGGCGCGCCCAGTCCTCGTCGCCGGTCGCTAGCTGTGGCGCCTGCACCAGCCCCTTACCAGCGGCGATGCGGCGCTCGTAGGCTTCCCGGATCGCCGGGACGAAGTACGACCACGAACCGACCGGGAGCGTCCGACGGGAGACAGCCGACCTGATCACCGGAAGGATATCGGTTTCGAGATCGACGCCAGAGGCAATCAACTCGACGATCGGGCCAACGATGAATGCGCCATGAGGATGGATGCCGCTCTGTCCGGCTGCATCGATGAGTTTGCTCTGGATCACGTCAAAATCGGGCTGCGCAGGTGCTACGCTGCTAAGCGTAGCTTCTGGCTTCTGGCTTCTGGCTTCTGGCTTGGTTGAACGCCCGTTGAACGTCCGTTGAACGTCCGTTGAATCCTGCTGTTGAATTTGTTTCCTTTTCTCGGCTGACTTTTTCCCGGCGCGTCGGGCTACCTCTGACTTTTCCGAGAGGTAGACTTGCTCTTTTTCGACACGATCGTTCCAAAGCCCGCCCGCGACGCGAGTGATTTTTCCCTCTTCGACAAGGGTGTCGAGAGCCCGCTTGAAGGCGGAGTTCGAAGCCCCACAGAGGCGAGCCAGGCGCGCGTGATCTTCGGGGATGGGTTCGCGGCGCTCATACATGGTGGCAACGAGCGTGATGTAGACGCCAGTCTCGACCGCGCTCATGCCGCGCGTGCCGCCGAGCCAGTCCGAAGGAAAGAACCTGACCCAAGGTAGTTCGCTCATGTGCGCGCTCCATTCCTGACTGCTGAGTAGGCCATGTCGGCGAACAGGTTCACCGTGCCGAGAGACCCGTTGCGCTGCTTGGCGACATTGAATTCGAGTTTGTTTCGGCAGGCTTCCAAGCGATCTTCACGCGCGACCTGCTCCTCATAGGAGCCGCCCTGCTCGCGTTCGAGGTAGTAGGCCTCACGGAACAAGAACGCGATCATGTCGGCGTCCTGCTCGATCGCACCGGAATCGCGAAGGTCTGAGAGAAGAGGTCGCTTATCCTCTCTGCTCTCGACTGCTCGATTAAGCTGCGACAGCAAAACGACGGCGATATCGAGCTCTCTGGCGAGCGACTTCAAGCCGGAGGTGATCTCGGCGATCTCATTGACCCGATTGCCGCTGTAGCGCGACGACGGGCGAATGAGGCCCAGATGGTCGACGAAGAGCACCGACATGGGATTGCCATTCTTGCGGCTGTCCTCAAGCATGCGCTCGGCTCGTGTGCGGATATCGGTGAAAGTCTGGCCGGACTGATCGTCGATGATTAGCGGCAACTGGTTGAACCGCTCCTGAGCGCCAACAATTAGGTCTAGCTGCGCGTCGGTGACATCGCCACGGATGATGTCGCTATACGGGACCGACTTGCCCCAGTCATAAAGCACGTCGGAAATCGCGCGCGCGGCTACCTTCTCGGCGTCCATTTCGAGCGAGACGAGCCCGCAACAGGCCCCGGCCTTGGCGGCAGCGATGGCGACCGACAGAGCAATCGTGGTCTTACCCATCGACGGCCTGGCACCGATCAGCGTTAGGTCTCGACGCTGGATACCGCCCGTCATGCGGTTGAGGTCGACGAGGCCCCAGGTGATTCCAGTGATGCCGGTACCGTTCTGCTTTGCCTCGGCAGCCGACGTTACAGCGCGCATCGCCGCATTGGCGATCGTGACGCGCGTCTTCCGCGACGGTCCCGAGCGGACCTCGGCCATGATGTCGTCGATCGCCCTCGCCGCCTCGTGAGCGATGATGCGCACGTCGGCCATCGGGTCGTTTGCCGCGGCATAGACGCGCCCTGCCTCGTTGGCGAGCGCGAGGCGTGCCCATTGCTCGATGATCTTGCGGGCATTCTCTGGCGAGGCCGCCGCGCCCGCTGTAGCCGTGGCCGTCAGCCGAGCGAGGTAAGCGCCGACCTTCTTGTCATTCGCCTTCTCGAAGAGCGTGACCTGGTCCTCTGGCAGCAGCTTTCGGACCAGTGCCGGATTGCACAGGTTATAGCGCTCATATGCCGCCCGGATCGCGCGGTAGATCTCCTGGTGGAATTTCTCGACGAAATGGTAGTCCTGAAGGGTGGCAAGGGTCTCTTGGCTCTCGCCGCCGTACATCAGCGATCCGAGGACGTTTTGCTCGATATCAGCGACGTAACCCTTGGCATCGAATACAGGGGCGTTCATGCAGACGCCCTTTCAAAACCTACGAACTCTTTCTGCTCCTCGTTCATGAAGAGCGACAGCCAACGTCGCCAAGCGCGGCCGGCGGCAATGCCGTCCTCTATGTTGCCGGTGGTCGCCGCGAGTTGCTGGGCTGCCGTATAGGCTTCCCATGCCTTGTTGATGTGGTCGTTCAGTACGATGACGTTGCTCAACGGTGCTCACCTCTTGCTATGGCTTGGGAGAAGGAAACGGCGTCCTCGACGCTGTGCAGCGTGAAAACCGGAGATCCGCGCCAGTCGTCGGCAAAGGTCTGCTGGTTAGCGTTCAGGCCCTTGCCGTAACCCTTGATTCCTGTCTTGACCTCGACGAGGTAGTTTCGGCCGCGGAAGCCGCAGAGCAGGTCAACAGGTTGATCGAGGCGATAGACGCTGAAGCCGACGCGCTCGAGCACGGCGACGATCGCCGGTTCGGCTGCATCACGCTTGGCTTTGTGGCGCGGCATGCTCATTTCGCCCACTCCGCTGCCTGGAATGGTTCTTTGCCAGCGTAGGCAACCTTGTTGATCCGGCGCGCGTGCAAGCGCTCCGCGTAGTCGGCATTCAGCCGAGAATTGATTAGACGGTTGGCCTCATGCTCCTTGATGTCCAAAGCAGCGGCGATGGCGATGGAATCGGGACCGAAACGGGCGTAGGCGTCGAGGAAGGTCATGCCGCCACCTCTTCGCGATAGGCCGAGTAGTCATCAGGGCGCTCGAGCTTCTTGCGGCAAGGCGGGATCCAAACCAGCTTTGTGGTGGTGACACCCTTCAGCCAGACCAGCCAGCAATAGGAGGTGGCGGTCGAGCCGGTCGCAGTGAGCCGGCCTTTGACCATCGGCACGCGTTCGGCGAACTGAGCGACGATGGACGGCGGGTTCTTGCTGAAAAGGTTCTCGTAGCGGCCAACGCCCTCCAGGAAGGACGTACGGACGATCATCGCGACACCTTCTGTCGCTAGTTCGCGAGCTCGGGCAATGAACTGTTCGGCCAGACGGAACGGCGGATTACTGATGATCCAATCTGGGCTTTCGGAAAGGGGCATGACCGGGAAGAGGAAATCATGCCGGAAGCTGCCCGGCGTACCATAGTCGTGAATGTCCGATGCCCACACCGCCCCGAAATGTTCTGCCAGTGGCGCCGACATGTGCCCACGATTGCAAGCCGGTTCCCACACAGTCTTTCCGGGAAGATAGCAGCCGCTCAGGACATGATCGCAGAGGGCACGCGTGGCCCACGGCTGGGTCGGGAAGTCGTCGAGGCTGTCGTGAGGCTCGCTGCGCTGCTGCATGACGGCGCTGGAAGTATTCTGGCTCATGCTGCCGCCCCGCGCTTTTCGAGGGCTGCCAGAGACCGATTGCACCGGTCACGAAGACGGGTGATCACGGCCAGCTTCTGAAGCTTCACGCCGTTGTCGGATTTGTTCATGCTGCTTTTCAGACGGAAGATCTGGGCTTCGAGCTCGGCTATCTCTTCGCGGAGGAGGTCGATTTCGGTCATTCGGCAACCCTCAGACGCTGTATCGTCAGCAGGAAAGGCAGGGCAGCCACCGTCATCCAAAGCTTGCCGACGATCTGGCCGGCGATGAAATCGAGGGAACCGAAGGCCACCCAGAGGAACACGGCGCTATCGACCGCAGCCCCAATGAAGCCGCTGGCAAGAACGGCAAGCCAAAGACGATTAGCCCGAAGCGGGGCATAGACGGCGAGGTCCGCAACCTCTGCCAAGACGAACGCAAGGACGGACGCAAGGACGAGGGCTGGCGGAGCGAACAGCCACGCTAGGCCGCCGCCGATGGTAATTGCGACCAGGGCAGCCTTTGCCCCTCCGACCTCATGCACGAGGTCGCGTAGCACGAGCGAGAGACCGACCATCAGGACACCGGAAGGCGCTTGCAGCCCGAACCCCACAGGAATCAGGCACGGTCCTTGTTGGCTGCACTCGGTCCCGACGCTTCCGATTAGCCAGTTGGCGGCAGGGATTGTTGCTGCGAACGCAGCCGTGAGGAGAGCTACCCTGCTCATCATGCGAACATTTCCATCTGCCAGGGTTGAAAGGCTGCACTGGCCGCTTCGTTTACGATGCGGGTGAAACTGGCGGCTTCCCGCCAATCATTCGCGTTCCGCCCTGCTTTGCGGGCGGCGAAGCTCCAAGCCATGCTGTCTGAGCTGTATAGGCACTCGCGCACCCCAGGGTGCAAAAGGCTGGTGACCTTCACCCCGAAACCGTGCAGTCGAAGATCCGGGCGCACGGCGCGGATGGCTTGAAGGACGGCTATGATGGAGCGTGGGTCCCCTTGGCGCTTGCAAACGCTCCCGACGCCCACCCACATGCCGAACTTGAGACGGTCGCCGTACTGTTCGACGTGAGAAACGTAGTCTGACGGGGAGTAGCCCTGCAGGACCGGCATAATCGGGAAAGGGCACTTGCCACCAAAGAGGCGGTTCAACTCTGCGACGAGAGCGTCGTAACGCGCGATCGTTAGCCTCTGGTGATCGGCGACCGTCAGCCCCGTTTTGGCGAGCATGAAGGGCTCGCACATGTAGTCTTGAGCGACCGCCACAGCGATATTGACGACGCCGGACGCATACAGGCGATACAGTTCCGCCGCATACTCTTCGACGCCATGACGGTACTCGCCATAAAGGTTCAGCTCCGTGAATGCGCCGCTATCAACAATGATGTCGCCGCATTCGACGGGCTTCTTACGCCCGCGAAGTCGATTGATGCTGATGCAAGCCAATTCGAAATGCTGGGCATCCGCTGGCTGGTGCAGTCCAACGTAGAACTTGACCGAGGTCTCATTCCCTCGGCCGCTTCCGACGCATCCAACGGAGGAACTTCTCACTTTGAAGCCTCCCCCATTCCCACGCTCGGATGAGAGCGCTTACGATTAGTCGCATTTGCCTTCCTCAGTTTCAGGCGCTCGGCGCGATGCTTGGCCGCCGCTTCCTCATTTTTCTGGCATAGATCCTCATAGGCCAACATCAGCGCTCGGTACGCTGACCCGGCCACGTCCTTCATTCCACGTGTCTTGTACTGAAGTCGATAGAGGTAGCTTTCCGGAATACCGGTCTCGTCCGCGATCCTGCCACGGACGGATTTTTCACGATCTCCGCGCCCCTTGAACTCTGCGTCCATAAGGGCTGCGTACCAACCTTTTGCCTCTGTCAATGCTGCGCTTGTCATCTTCGCCTCGGAAACAGGTTTTCCGGTTTTGGAAACTCTTTTGCCGTACATTTTTCGGTCCCTGTGCGATCTCTGGTCTCGTTCAAGGAGACGTTGATGCGCACAGGCATTACTTCCGATGGAGAGGACGGCGCAGTTGGCGCTGCTGCCGGTCCCTCCCAAGTCATTCCCTTCCGTAGAGCCGCCGCCGCACACGAAGGCTCTACTGCCGGTGACGATCCCCTGTCGTCACCGGCCATTCCTTTGGGGTCTGCTGTTCAAGCCGTCGTCATGCGACTGGCGAACAAGCGGATCCGGTTGAGGGTTTCCGGTCCAGACCGGGAGGACAGCCTGGACCGGAGTTGATCGCGCGTGTGAGGAGGAGACCCCGCGATCAATCCTTGAAGACCGAGCGGCGGTGATCGGAGAGGATCGCCGTCGCGATTTCGTCGTCGGTCATGGCGTGGAAATTCTTCTGGGCCGTCTCCCGCCTGAACTGCGCTTCGCAGAACCAGGCAACACCAGCGAGAAGCGGAAAGGCGGAGGCCAATGTCGCGGCGAACAAGATTTGAATGGCAATCATGCTGCTCTCCTTCTGGAATTGACGCGGGGTGGCCGGCGCTCGACATCGAGCATCACGGCTCGGTCGAACTGCTCCTCGGGAAGCGGGACGCCTGTCGCGATCTCGACCGCGTAGACCTCTGCCCTACTAATCTCGATGTCGTGCTGATGCTCGACGGCGTGGAGGTTCATGCGAACTCCTCCTCGATCTGGAAGGCGCGCATGATTTCGGAGGCCCGATGAGGCACTTCCTTCGCCAGCCGGGCGGCGATCTGCCGCTCTTGGACCGGGGTGAACTGGCGCGCCTCGCGCTGCCATGCGATCACGTCGAGGAGGACGTCGTTGCCGAGGTAGGAAACGACCGGGTACTCGATGCCGAGCGATCGGCTGATGTTGTATCGGGACCATCCGTCGACGATGACGTCGCCCATGCGGACGATCGGCTCCCGAACGCCGTTGTTGGCGATGCTGTCGCTCAGTTGCTGATAGTGAGCGTGCGACAGTTCCGGGAAGCAGGCCGCATATGGCAGAGACTTCATCGGCCTGGGCGGGGACGCCTCATAGCGGATGCCGTCGTCTGCAAGATCGGTTGCCCATTCAGCCACCGGGCCAGTGGGTTCAAGGTTGACGGGGCCTCCTTCGAGACCTGCGCGCGTCGCGCTGCGATCTACATTTTCGCCTCCTTCGTTGGCGCCAGAGGTTTCCGCCTCAGCGCTGGGGACCACGGCTTCGCCTTGAGAGGCCGGGGCGATCTCGGTGTGCTTGGTGACGATGTCGAGGCCAGCGTCGGCGCGGCGCTCTTCGGCTTCCTCGCGCTCGATCAGGATGTCGACAGCGGCGACCAGCGCAGCGCGGCCCGTCTCGGTCTTCAGACCGGTGACGATGGTGTGAGCCAGCTTCGGGTCGAGACCAGCGCCAGATTGTTCAATGTTTTCTCGTGTACGCGCAGGTGCACGTGCGCGGACCTTGCTCAGGATCGAAACGTAATCGTCGACCCGGTCGCCCTTCTCTTCGCGCTTGGCCTTCTTCTCATCGTCGAGGCGCATCTCGGCGATGGCGCCCTTGAGCGCAGCCACTTCTTTGGAAACGTTCTGACCTGCCCATCCCAGAGCCTTGAGCTCTTCGCGCAGGTCGCCGTAGATCGTCTTGAGGTCGTCGACAGCCTGGGCGCGCATGTCCTCGGCCTCGTTGATGAGGCGAGCCGCGCGTTTCGCGATTTCGTCCGGGATCGTGAGGGTGTCGCTCATTGCGCGGCCTCCATGGGAATGTGCTTCCACGATTTTCCGCGCGCGATGCCGATTATGGTGGCGCGGTGCAAACCGTACTTTTCATCAAGCTCCGATACCTTTCGCGCGCCGCGACTGTTCTTGATGGCCCGGTACTCTCGCCGGATATCGACGACGTCGCGCTCGGTGATCTTCGCTTTTGGGTTCCTCTCACCGACCGATGGGGCAGTGCCATGAACGAGCATGTCAGCGTGGTTCTCTGCCCGAGTGGCCCAACGGAGTTCGCTGTAGTGCGCACAGGCCCGGGAACCGTTCCGGTGAGCTACCTCGTGTGCATCTGTCGGCGCGGGCCCTATGAAAGCCTCTGCTACGAGACGATAGGCGGTGGCGTGAGCTTGGCTCCCATTGGGAAGCTTGAAAGCGTAGCGAAGGTATCCGTCTGCATCGATATAGCCACGAGGGCGGTAACCAATGCTCCGATGCGGTGCTGCAACAATCCTGCGCAGGTCGCCCCACTCAGAAATCTCAAATTCGGGAAAGCGTTCGCAGACACGCCATTCCATTTGGTAGGCATCTGGGATGGTCTGACCTTCGGCGCTCATTGGGCGGCTACCTTCTTCGGCAGGAAGTCGTCAGCCGAGAGTTTGACGCCTCTCGCCTTTGCAGCCTCAAGGAGAGCCGGGACATGCTTGAAGGGGATTACCCCTCCTGTGCCGCCGTCCTCTTTCGCGCGCTTCCAATTTGAGACCCGCGTCCGGTGCGCACCAGTGATGCGAGACACCTCAGATGGGCCGCCCAAATTCGTGATGATTGTGCTTGCAGGTTCCATACCCTCTTGTAGCGATTATCGCACCACATGGCAAGAGGGTCGTAGCGATATTGGAAACATACTCGTTGCGACTGGGTCGCTACAATTGCGCCATGTTTGAAAAATGGGTTGAAGCGGCCTTAAAGCACGGCCAACTGTCGCAAGCCGAGTTAGCTCGGCAGCTCCACCAGCGTTTTGGCTGGGCGGACGATAGGAGTGTGATCAACAAAATCCTGAAGAGCCGGCGCGATGTCTCCGCGAAGGAAATGTTTGAGATTTCGCAAATCACCGGGTTCCCGCTACCCGCTAAGAATGGGGTAGTGGCCGAACGCGGCAATTTGCAGGAGATTAAGAAACCGGTCGATATGGTCCAAGTGCGTGGCAAGGTCGCCGCTAACACATGGATGGATGTTGATGAAATGGATTTCACATATGAGGACATGGAAGTTGTCCCGAGTCTCAGCGGGTATCCCGCCGCCTGGCAATTCGGGCTTCGCGTAGACGGAAACTGCCTGAACAAAGTCGCATCACATGGCGACATCCTTGTATGCCTCGATGTGATCAAGGCCGTCGAGGAGATTAACGAGAACGACCTCGTGATCGTCGAGCGTCGCAAGTACTACGGTCAAATGGTCCAGAGGACGGCCAAACGTGTTCGACGTACCGCCAAGGGCTTTGAACTATGGCCGGAAAGCACTGACCCAGCTCACCAGGAACCAATTCTCCTCTACGAAAGCACAGAGGGAGAAGATGTTTCGATCATTGGGAAGGTGCTCTGGATACTGAGAAAGCCATAAGCTCGACACTTCAGGGAGGGGAAATGCGAAAAGTTGGAATTGGTGCACTGGCGCTGCTGCTGGCCGGGTGCTCTACATCGTCGGGCGACCTCGAAGCCAACAAGTCTGCGGCCCGATCCGTGACAAGCTACAACGAGAATTATCAGGCCGTGTATCGTCGGTTGGCGGACACCGCTCGGCGCTGCCAATCTACTGCGGGGACAGCGGCCTTCACCGTCGATGCGCAGCTTTACAATGAACTTGGCTTTGGCGAGATCACCCTGTCGCTGGTCAGCGCCCTCTATCCCAGAAACTATTATTGGAAGGCCAAGGTCGAGAAGGCCGGGAGCGGTAGCAAGGTCAGCATCGTGTCCGGCAACACACTGGCGCAGGACCGCACCCTTCGACAGATCGAAGGATGGGCGGCCGGCGACACAAGCTGTTAACGCCCTACGCTACTACCTTCATTAGGTCACCGCCCTGCCCGCCTCCTCGGCGGGCTTTTTCGTTTGTGCTGCGGTGCATTCATCCTCGATTCGCGCGCCTAGCTACGCCGTAGCTTTTATCGCTACATTTTTTTGTTGCGCTACGTAGCGATTACCGCTACAACACTCTCAACGGCAACGAGCCGACGAGAGGACGACGCGATGAGCATGGCTGACATCAAATCCAACATGCACCAGCAGATCGAAGCGCTGTTCGCGCAGACGACGGGCAACTCGTCGGACGCCGAATGCAAGGCTGCGCTGCGCCAGTTCATCCAGGCCAACTACTCGAGCCTGTCGTCTCTGGCTTGGTACCTCGGCGCCGACGGCAAGGTCATTCAGGACGAGGCCGTCGCAGCCTCTGAAATCGCCGACGAGGCCTTCTTCGAGATCGACCGCGAGCGCGAGTTCGAATGCCCCGCCTTCATCCCGGTCTACTCGACCTTGAACCACGCAGCACAGGGGATCGCACGATGATCGGCGTTGAGAAGCGCTGCGCCAAACGAGGTGAAGCGCAGGAATATTACCGCAGCGTGGTCCTTGCCTATGACGGCGAGGAGTGCCTGATCTGGCCGTTCAGTTGCGCAGGCAACGGATATGCCCAGATGTACCGTGATGGGCAGCCCCGGGTTGTCTCTCGGTTAGTTTGCGAAGATGCGCACGGCGCACCGCCGTCGGCAATCCATCAAGCCGCGCACTCATGCGGCAAAGGGAATTCAGGCTGCGTCGCCAAAGCTCACCTCTCATGGAAGACCCCGTCCGGCAACCAGCTGGATCGGAACTCACATGGCACAGGTATTCGCGGCGAACGGCACCCGTCGGCCAAAATCACCGAAGCCCAAGTGAGAGAAATTCGCAGACTGAAAGGCAAGGAGGCACAGACCTCAATAGCCGCCCGCTACGGCGTGTCGCGTCAGGTTGTGGCTGATATCCACCAGCGCCGCACTTGGGCTTGGCTCTCAGATTTCCCCGATTTCACCGCAACGCCCTCGATCGAGAAGGAGGCCGCGTAATGTCCTTCAAGCCCCGCCGCGTGAAGCTGCATGAACTGTACCGGGAGGTCGAAGCCATGGGCGGCGCCGACCACACCGACGAAGACAAAGTCTACAACCGCGCCGTCGACGACTTCCTGTCGCTCCTGCGCGCCTCTGGCTTCGGTGACGGTTTCTACATCGACCAGCGCGAGTGCGAGAACCGCGCCAGCCTCGCCCGCCGCGAGTTCGCACCTGTCATCGGAGCGGGCCTGTGATGGCTTTTCCGTTCCGAGAAGAGCCGATCACGGCTGAAGAACACGAGCTGATCCGGCAGGCCAGTGGCGCACTGTACCGCAGATGCGAAGCGGTTCGTGGCCAGCCGAACGAAGATCAGGTCTGTGACGAGCACGACGCGATGATGCGTCTCCGCCGCCGCAACGAACAGGTCGAGAAGGACCTTGTAGAACTCACCGAAGAGCGCGACCGCATCGAACGGAACCGCGACATGTATCGCGGCCAGGTCGAGCGCCAGTCGGCAAAGATTGCGGCCATGCGTGAGGCCCTTCAAGAGGTTGAAGAGTTCTTCGACGACCGCGCCGACGCTGAGTACTTCACGGACAGCGCCGCGCCTCACCCCAACAAAGAGATGACGTTGCTCACGCTCGTTCGTGACGCGATCAAGAAGGCAGGTGCATGATGACTTGCAACTGCATCGAAATCGTCAACGAAAAGCTGGCCACCCGCAATACGCGCCTGACACAGGCTTGGAAGATGGGCGACAGCGTCGACGAAGGCCTCATGCTCGAAACCGAGCAGATAGAGACCGGACGCGGCAAGCCGAAGGCCGTCGCCATGTTCCTCACCTACTGCCCGTTTTGCGGCACGAAGTATGGGGAGGATGCTTGATGGCCCGCACCTATTACAAAAGCTTCGAGCGCGACAACGGCCAAGAGGTAACGGTCGAATACTCGATCACGCCTTACGATCCTGGCGTTTCCTATGGCCCGGCCGAAAGCTGCTATCCGCCAGAGGGCGGTGAGGTCGAGATCGTCAAGGTTTTCAGCGACGACGCGCCCGACTTGGCGTGGACGGACAAAGAAGACGACGACTGGTGCGCCCGCATTGCTGAAACCCACGACCACAGCGATTACGCAGACGATCCCGACTATTGGAGGGATGAGTGATGGCTGACGTCAACATCAACCCGAGGATCCAGTGCGACAACTGCGGCACGACCGTGGAGAAGGAACAGTCTGGGACTGGTCCTAGCCGATCCTTCCGCAAGCCGAACAAGTGGGGCTCCTGCAAGATCGAAGGCGGTCGTTCCACCGACAGCTACGGCGGCAAAGGCCGTCTCGACTTCATCGACCTCTGCCCATCGTGCGCCAATGCCGCGATCGACGCGGCGGCCAGCGCCCTGAAGTCGGCACGCAGGGAGGACACGAAGTGACCCGCCCTATCCAATACGCCTGCGACCCGGCAGCCCGCTACTGCGAATGCGGGCACTGCCGCCTGCCGGCTGTCCGCAACATCGACCTGGATCGGCTCGCCGAGTTCAACCGCGCCACCTACGGCGCGGCCACCTTCATCATTCTCCTCGCCGCCTTCCTCGCCTTCATGGCGATCGGCTTTGCGAACACCGAGGAGATCCACCGGAAAATCGTAGCTGAAAGGGCTGTCTGACATGGATGTCACGACCACTTCCACCGACCTGATCATTGCTCTGCCGGTGAAGGCCGATGTCGCCACGTTCACCGACGAGAAGGCATTCGAGGACCTTTACGAGAAGATCGTCAAAAAGGTTGGCGAGCATGTCCCGGACGTGTCGACGAAGGCTGGCCGCGATGCCATCGCCTCGCTCGCCTACAAGGTCGCCCGTACCAAGACGACGCTGGACAAGCAGGGCAAGGACCTGACCGAGGAGTGGCGCAAGAACACGTCCAAGGTCAACGCCACCCGCAACACGATCAGCGATCGTCTTGAAGCTCTGCAGAAGACGGTCCGGAAGCCGCTGACCGATTGGGAGATCGCGGAAGACGCCCGGATCGCCAAGCATCAGGCCGCGCTCGACAAGCTGCTGTCTTATGTGACGCTCACCGTCCAACCATCGGAAGAGCTTCGCGCCATGGTCGCCGCCGTCGACGCTACGGTCGTCGACGATAGCTGGGACGAGTTCCGTGATCGTGCCGAACTGGCAAAGGCCGATGCCCTCGCCGCTCTTCGTCGCCTCGTTGATATCGCCGAGAAGCAGGAAGCCGACGCCCGCGAACTGGCAGAGCTTCGTGCTGAACGTGAAGCCCGGGAGGCTGCCGAACAAGCCAAACGGGACGAGGAAGAGCGCGCCGAGCAGGAGCGCCAGGCCGAAGAGCAGCGGAAAGCAGACGCGGAACGGATCGAGCGGGAAGCTCGTGAACAGGCCGAACGCGACGCTCAGGCTCGCATCGACGCTGCAGAGCGTGAGGCCCGCGAGGCGAACGAGCGCGCAGAACGCGCCGCCGCCGACGAACGCCAGCGGATTGCCGACGAGCAGGCCGCCCAGTTGGTCGAGCAGCAGCGCCGTGAAGCGGACATCGAGCACCGTCGCAAGATCAACAACACGGTCGTCAACGCACTCGTCGCCTGCGCCGAAATCAGCCCCGATCAGGCCAAGAAGATCGTTGCCCATTTGGTCAGCGGCCTGATCCCCAACGTCACCTTCACCTACTGAGGAGCACGCCAGTGAACGCTGTAGCGAAGCATGAAATCGAACTGCAGGCCCAAACGAAACTCGTTCCTGCCAACGATGCGCCCATGGTTGCCATGTTCGAGCGCGTCCTCATGGATCCCAACGTCCCCATCGACCGCCTCGAAAAGCTGCTGGAGATGAAGTACCTGGACGAAGATCGCCAGCGCGGACAGCTTCGCGAGGATCGCGAGTACGAGGCAAAGACCGCCTATTTCTCGGCGATGTCTGCCTGCCAGAAAGAGCTTCCGGTCGTCACGAAGAACAAGCGCAACTCCCACACCAAGTCCAACTATGCCGACCTGGCCGCGATCGAAGAGCAGGCGATGCCGATCATCTACGCCCACGGCTTCGGTGTCTCGTTCCAGCCCGACGGCTACAACGAAATCGGCGAACTGCTGATCAAGTGGGAGATTTCGCACTCCGGCGGCTACGTCCGGAACGGCATCGGTGCAATTCCGGTCGATGGCGCCGGCGCCAAGGGCGGCGTGAACAAGACAGGCACGCAGGCTTTCGGCAGCACCGCGACCTATGGCCGGCGCTACCTGCTTTGCATGCTCTTCAACATCAGCACCGGCGATGATCGGGACGGCAACACGCCTCCTCCGGCTGACGAGGGCGACGGCGAGCCGATCACCGAGGCGCAGGCATCGGTCATTCGCGAACTGATCGGCAAGGCTGAACTGGAAATCGACCGGTTCTGCTCTCACTGGAAGGTGGAAGCCATCCCCGACATTCCCGGCGCGAAATTCAACGACGTCGTTCGCTCGCTGCGCGCGCGCATCAAGTCCATCGAGGAGAAGGCCAATGCTTGATGAAATCGTCCAGGGTACCGCCGAGTGGCACAAGCTCCGGCTGGGGAAGGTCACCGCTTCGCGCGTGGCCGATGTCATCGCCAGAACGCAGAAAGGTTATGGCGCCTCGCGCGCCAACTATGCCGCGCAGCTGATCACCGAACGCCTCACCGGTCTGCCGACTGAAGGCTTCACGAACGCCGCGATGCAGTGGGGAACTGAGATGGAGCCCGAGGCGAGATCCGCCTACGAGTTCTTCCGGGCGGAGGACGTCGTCCAGGTTCCGTTCGTTGGTCACCCGACGATCGGCGAAGCCGGCGCGTCCCCTGACGGCCTCGTCGGTCCCGACGGCCTCGTCGAGATCAAGTGCCCGAACACGGCAACGCACATCGAAACCCTCCTCAACAAGGAGGTGGCGTCGAAGTACATCACCCAGATGCAATGGCAGATGGCGTGCACCGGTCGGGGATGGTGCGACTTCGTTTCCTATGACCCTCGCCTGCCCGAATCCATGCGGTTCTTCTGCCAGCGCGTCCACCGCGACGATGCGATGATCGCCGGGCTCGAAGTGGAGGTTGTCGCCTTCCTCAACGAAGTCCGCGGCAAGGTGGTCGAGCTTCGCCGGCTCTATGAGCAGCCGGAGCCCGACGCCGCCGCCGAACTTCTGATGGCGGGCTGACCATGGGCCGCGCTCTTCTGGTTTTGGCGAACGAAACGTTCCGCCGCAAGGCAATCGACTGGATCATGCGTGCGCCAGTCGACACCCGGGTAGAGTTCAAGGGACCGAAGCGCACCACGCCCCAGAACGATCGCATGTGGGCGATGCTCACCGATATGTCTCTGCAGCTTGCCTGGCACGGCCAGCAACTCACCCCCGACGATTGGAAGCTCGTCATGCTGGACGCACTGCGCCGCGAGAAACACGACCAGCTTCGCCTCGTGCCGAACACCGACGGGACCGGCTTTGTCCCGCTCGGCACGTCTTCATCCGACCTCTCCAAGGAAGAGATGACCGATCTCATCGAGATCATCTTCGCCTTTGGTGCCCGTCACGACGTCATTTGGTCCGAACCGAAATCGAAGGCAGCAGCATGAGCGACTATTACGAGAAACTCGACAAGGCGAAAGCTGAATTCCTGCGTGACGCTGGCAAGCACGAGATGCTGATAAAGCAGGACGACGGCGTCTACCGGCACATTCGCTTTTCCCAGGGCGGAAGTTCCGTTTACCACTTCGATATCACGACATGGCCGGGCTATCTCTGCATCAGCGGCGATATGGGCTGCTTCGTTTTTGCGCGCACCATGGACATGTTCACGTTCTTCCGTGGTGAGCGCATCAATCCGAGTTACTGGTCCGAAAAGCTGCAGGCGACCAATAATCGAAGTGGGCACCGCCGTTTCAGCTTCGACCTTCTGAAGGAAGCGGTTGCCGCTGACTTCGAGCATTGGGACTTCGATAGCGACGAACAGAAGGCCGCAGCCTGGAAGGCTATTACCGACGACTGGGACGGCCTGTTCTATAGCGCCGAAGGCAGTGACCTGCATCATGCTGTCAGCGAGGTGATGGATTGGGAATGCCCAGTCACCAAGCAAAAGTTTCAAGACTTCTGGGAGCACGATCTAGAGGACTACACCCACCATTTCATGTGGTGCTGCAACGCTATCCAATGGGCAATCCAGCAATATGATGCCGCCAATAAGGCGGAAGGGCGGGCGGCATGACCGATACCCGTTTCGCACCTCCATTCGAAGGTCAGCAGTTCACCAGTCACCAGCAGTGGGTGAACAAGGCCTCGTCCTGGCTGACCTGCCATCCTGAATACCGGAACACCGAACACGGCGAAGCCAAGAAGGGTTGGCGTGGCGCGCACTTCACCGCCATGTGCTTCGACAGCCTCGGCCGTCGTGGTGCTTGGCGTCCCATTTCAGGTGGCAGCGCTGGCAAAGGGCTCTGCAGCGCTCACGCGGCGAACGCCCGCATCACCCGCCGCCGCAAGGCTCCTCAGATCGATATGGAGGACTTCATTGATGCGCAGCGTCTCTGAATGGATCGGCAAGACCGACGACCAGAAAGTCCCCGATCGCGTCCGCATGCGCGTCTTCGACCGCGAGGGCGGCATCTGCCACCTGACCGGCGAGAAGATCGACCCGGTGCGCGATGAATGGGATCTCGACCATAAGGTTGCGTTGATCCTCGGCGGCGAACACCGCGAGACCAACCTATTCCCGGCCAAACGGGAACCTCACCGCCGGAAAACGGCGGTCGAGATGAAGGTCAAATCCAAGATCGCCCGCACCCGCAAGAAGCACCTGGGCATCGCCAAACCGAAATCCAGCCTTTCTCACCCGCGCTTCAAACGCTGCATGGACGGGACGGTCGTTGACCGCAGAACCGGAGAAGTCATTCGATGACCGAGATCACCAAGGAAATGATCGAAGCCGCAAAGGCTGCCTACTGGCACGAAGCCCACAACGGCGGCGGCTACAGCGACAAATGCTATGAGGCGGCTATTTCCGCGGCGCTCTCTCACTACGCCCACCCTCAGGTCAAGCCGCTGACTTGGCGACCGGAAGCTGTCGACGATGACGGCTATTCGTCCACGATCGCCAAAACCCCCTTCGGCTTCCAGTACGATGTCTGGCGCATCAAGGCTGGCGCTTTATGGGTCGCCACAGGCATGCCGAAGGTCGATGGGTGGCCGCCGAAATTCGATAGCCGGGACGCAGCCATGGCCGCCGTTGAAAAAGACTACACGGCTCGCGTCCTTGAACTTGTGGTCTCCGCCCCTCCCGCCGCTCAGGATGATCTGGAGCGCTACTACGAGCGCCAGATTGGCTGGTCACGCGAGACGTTCGGCCCCGCGCTTCGTACCGGCGGCATCATCGATCATATCCGCAAGGAATTGCGCGAGATCGAACAGGAGCCGCACGACCTGTCGGAGTGGGTCGATGTCGTGATCCTGGCTATGGACGGCTTCTGGCGCCACGGCGGCAAGGCTCCCGACTTATTCCCGGCCCTTCTCGCGAAGCAACAGAAGAACATGGCCCGCGTTTGGCCTGACTGGCGAACGATGAGCGAAGACAGCGCCATCGAGCATGACAGGTCGCATGACGCCGCCCTCTCCCGCGATGCGTCCAGAGACGAGGAAAGGAGCCAGGGATGAAGCTGACCGATCTGCTGACCCCGCCCCGCGAGTGCCAGGCCAAGGGTATGCCGCTCAAGGACAAGCGCAAGGGCTCCATGTGGTACTGCAAGCTCGCGCACAAGAATTTCGCCAAGGGCCGGAATAAGCCGGATTGCTACTGCGCAAAGGCTTTGGAGGCTACCCGCGTCGCGCTCAAGGAAACGGAGGGGCGATCGTGACCCTACCTGCAGACAGGCAAACCCGCGTTGATTGGCGTGTGCGCCTTGAAACGTATCTATTCCCTCGCCTCATCGGAACGCACGCCGAAAAGGACGTTTCTCTTGAGATGGTTTCCGCCGGCATTCATGCAGCCCATGCCGAAGGCGTGACCGACGCGGCCTACATCGTCGAAAAGCTACGCGAAGCCGTATCCGACAAGGCCGAGATCCGAATTCTTGGCATCGTCAGCAACGCCCTCACCGAGCTTCGCCGCTTGAACGAGAAGGACTTCTACGAGCGGACGCCCAGCCAAAAAGGAGCCGAAGAATGACGGCCCCCATGCTTCTCGACAGTGAGCAAGCAGCTGAACTGCTCAACGTCTCCACCAGGACCTTGCGCGAATTTGTGAAGGCTGGCGATATAGCCTATGTGCCGCTCGGCGCCGGCAGGTCGAAACCGCGTCTCGGCTTCACCATGGACGACATCAACGAATTCATAAAAAGCCGGAGAACACGCGAGTGTCCGTCTACAAGCCAAAGAACAGCCCGTATTACCACTTCGACTTCCAAGTCGGTGGTATTAGGTTTCACGGCTCTACAGAAACAGCGAACCGCCGAGAAGCAGAAGCAAGGGAAAAGGTAGAGAAGGAAAAGGCCAAGGCAGAGCTAAAGGCCTCGAAGAATGCCAAGGGTGGTCCGCTCACGATCGACATCGCAGCGGCGCGCTACTGGACCGAGATCGGCCAACACCACGCCAACAGCGAAACGACATGGACCGACATCAACCGCCTTGTCGGCTATTTCGGCGCGGCTAAGCTCATGTCCGCGATCGGCGACGACGACATCGCCAAGCTCGTCCAGTGGCGGCGAGCCCAAACGGCATGGGGCAAGGCAGAGACGAAGGACGGCGAGCCTATGCGGCTCGTGTCGGCCGCAACCGTCAACCGGTCGACCACGCTTGTCATCAAGAAGATTTTCACCCGGGCGAAGCGCACCTGGCGCTACGACTTCCCCCTAGAGCCGAACTGGCGCGACCACTGGCTCAAGGAGCCGGTCGAGCGCGTCCGCGAATTGAAGCAGACGGAAAGCTCGTCACTCTACCTCGCAACCAGGACTGACTATCAGCCGATCTTCGATTTTGTTCGCGCCACAGGCCTGCGCCTGCAAGAGTGCATCCTGAAGTGGTCCGAGGTGGACTGGCAGACGGGATGGATCACGAAGCCGGGGAAGAACGACCGACCAGTGAGAACCGCGATCACGAGCGAGGTTCGGGAGATCCTGCTCCCGTTGCGCGGGCATCATCACGAGTTCGTGTTCACGTATCAGGCGGCACGCCCTCGGGCTGCCGATGCTTCGTACAAGGGAGATGGGGAAGGACGGAAGAAGGGCGACCGGTACCCGATCACCTACAGCGGGTTGAAAACCCAATGGAAGCGGATCCGCGGCAAAGCCGGCGTCGAAGACTTCCGATTCCATGACTTCCGGCATGATCTGGCGACCAAGCTTTTGCGCCAGACCGGGAACCTGAAAACGGTGCAAAAGGCACTCAGCCACCGCGATATCAAGACGACGACACGCTATGCGCACGTGCTCGACGAAGAAGTCGCGGGCGCTCTCGAATCGCTTTCGAAGAAGAGGAAGGCGCAAAGAAAGGCGAAGTGATCGGGCGAGCGAGTCGGCATCGCCCCGGTACAGTGCTCAGTTGAGCGGGTATTGCTCAAACGATATGCGCGTATCAGTCCACCCGCGGCGATGCACTTCGTCGGCGAGTTCGAACCAGATCGCGTTGTTGTTTCCTGCTAGCCAACTGGCCTCGGCGCACCAAAAAACCGCGGTGACGCATAGCTCGCGGAGGTCTTTGTCATCCATCTCTGCCAGGCTCAGATCATCATCCATGTCGATCTCCTTTCGGCTCGCAGACTAGGCCGAGCTCCAAGGTGACCGCCAGTTGTTGAATCCTACAGGAATTTTAGCAGACGCGAATCGGCCGTTCATGGGTACGAAAACAGAACGATCCGGGAGAAAGCTTCGGGACTTTTTCGGGACTATGCGTTCCCGAACCCGCGTTTTGAGCGCGATATGTTCCGGTTCTCGCCTCTCGCCGATTGGCGGTAGCGGGCCAAGATCATTGAAAATAAAGGAGAAAATGGTCGGAGCGGCGGGATTCGAACCCACGACCCCTTGACCCCCAGGAGAG